TCGATGTCGAGCCGTGGGACGTGCCTGTGGTGCGTCTCGGCTGCTGACCCTCAACACTTCAAAGGAGAACGACATGGCACACGCCATCAACCTGCAGCCTATCTCGACGCCGCGCGGGCCGCCGCTACGTGGTGCGCACCGACTCACAGAGCCTGCAGGCGCTCTACGGGGACAAAGCCTCCGACTGCGCCGTGTTGCAGCCGCGCGCCCAGCACTTGATCTACAGCCGCGCACCCAAGAGCATGGGCTACTCGCGCCCGGCGCAAAACGTGGCTGCTCAGCCATGAAACCGACCTACCCCACGATGCGCACGGACTTCGAGTTCGACAACCAGCGCATACCTGTGCGCCGCTCTTCTTGGGTCGGCCACTCGACCGGCCACGCCAAGCGCGGCTACTGGATTTCCTGGCAGATGCCAGATGAGACGCACGTCAGCCTCGGGCGTGTGATCGGTCGCGTGACCTGCTGGGGCAGCGAGATCAAGGAAGAGGACGATGGCAAAGGCCTGTGGATTATGGTCGCTGCGCTCTCGACCGAAGGCACGAACGTGCACATGCGCTGGATTCGGCCCGACTGGGTGCGGTCGAGTCAGCCACGCCTGCCCGTCGACGCGCTTGAGTTCCTGATGGGCGAGTGGAAAGATCCGCAAGCCATCTGCGATCGCATGTACCAAGGGTTCACTGGCAAGGAGATCGAATGACAACGAACACCGAGCGCGTGCTCGCCTACCTCGCAGCAGTCAAGGCCGCACGCGAGTTCATCGACTGGAGCAAGGCATGAGCCAGATCGACACCGACCCGCTGCGTGCGGGCATGACGGATACCGACCTGCACAACGCGCAGGTCAGTTCACTGCAGACACACTGGTTGCACGGCCAGCAGATGATGGGCTTCAAACCTTGCCCGTTCTGCGGGAAGCTGCCGTTCGTCAAGATCGACGAGAAGCCTGCGTCTGGCTTTTGGTCGAACGGAAAGCCTCCGATCGAATCCGTGTGGGTGTGGCTCACCTGTGAGCACTGGGGCGGCAAGATTCGCTATCAGACGAATCGCTCCGTCTACATCATCAACGATCGTGTTTCACCGTGGCAGCGCGTCGATCTCAGGACGGTAGCGGAGGCCTCGCGTGAGGCGCTCGAAGATGTGCGCAAGAACTGGAATGAACGCAAGGAGACCACCCCATGACCCACGTCGAATCATCCACCCCCGTGCACGAAGCAACCGTCACGGAAACCCGCACCGTGACATTCACATGCCGCGCAACAGCGTTCGGGCCGCCGGCCAATGCCATCACCAGCGCCGAAGACAAGATGGATCGGCGCTGGAACGCCTTGCAGGCGCAGGGCGCTGTGCTTGGGCCGGTGATCGAGCAGTGACCCCGCTCGACGCCCTGCGCGAGCTGCTCGCGATCAAACAACTGCGCGAAGAATACTCACGCCGCAAGCAGCGCCGGCTTTACTGGCTCAGCCGCGACCCCGTGGAGGTGGCGGCCGTGGATGCAATGCACGAAGAGTGCAAGGTGCGCGAGTTCCGTGCGTGGAACATGGCTCGTGCGATTGTCAACAAGGAGACCTGAACATGACTCAACGCTTGCAAGACACCGACTTCTTCATCCTGCGCGAGTTCGACGCAGCAACGCAGGACATCGTCTGGCCTGCACCCAAGGAGCTTGGCCCCGCCTACATGGAGCGCACGCGGCCGTTCTTCGAGCGGCTGCTGGCCAACGGGCACAGCCGGTTCGACGCTGCCGATCTGCTGCGCATGACGCTGGATGCGAGGCCGAAATGCTGAGCCGTCACCGCTACCGCCCCGGCACCTACACCTGGGAAATCTGCGAACGCTGCCGTGGGCATGGAACCCATTGGCCCGAGGCGTTCGACAACGGATTCAGCCACGAAGACCTGGCTGAGTGGGAGCCCGATGAGCGCGAAGACTTAATGGCCGGCGCCTATGACGTGCCCTGCAAGGACTGCCAAGGCGGCAGGGTGCAGGTGCCGATCATCAGCGCCATGACGTTCGCCGAGAAGCGCGTGCTTGCGGAAGAGCGCAGGCACGCACGATGGGCTGCCGAGTCTGCAGCAGAGCAACGCGCAGAGATGCGCATGATGGGAGAGTACTGATGGCAGCAACCTACAAAAACTCAGGGCTGAACCCCTGGACAGCCGAAGACGAGGCGACACTGCTTGCGCTGATGCAGCGCAAGGACGCCGTGCAGAACAAGCTGCGCGACGAACTCTACGTAGCATTGGGAGGCCTGCTCAACGAGAACAAGGCCTTGGTCATCGACAAAACCTCGCAGCTCGTCACCTACATGATCGACAACGCCAAATCCATCCGCGACGCCCTCGCGCTGGCTGACGATGGTGTGAGGCCGCCGATGGTTGCGGAGAAGCCATGATCGAAGACATGCGCACCTTCGCCCACGACCTGCTGCGCCTGTGCGACAAGGTCGAAGACCAAGCCGATGAAATCGCACACCTGCGGGAGTACCGCAAGAAGTACGCTGAGCTGTTGAACGAGACCACGCAGCACAACGGCGAGATGATGTGCAACCTGCTCAAGCTGACCATGACGCCGGGCGTGCTCGCCGCTTGCGCTGCAGCCAACCCACCGGAGAAGCCATGATGATCGGCAGCGACACCGTAGCCCCTGGCGTGAGCTTTCGCCACTCCATCACGCAGACCTATCGCGTGAACATCGAGGTGCCCGAAGAGTTGCACCAATGGACGCTTGCCTACGGCGGCAACGAGACCGCGTTCGATCGCGCCATGGCCGAAGCATTCGCAGGCAATGTCGCAGCCGGCGCCAACCTCTACAGCGGCCACGATGAGTGGGCCGACTTCCGCACCTTTGCCGAGGCGGAGGAAGCGCGCCGGCTTGCGGTCGCAGTCGTCACCAAGTACACACAGGAGGCTCTCAAGTGAAGCCCCGCTGCCCTCGCACTCGCAAAGAGTTCGTGACCTGGCTTTGGGCCAAGGGCAGGACCGACTGCAATCTCATCAAGGAAGGCCCGTTCTACACCGCGATGGTCGGCAGCTGCATGCGGGCCACGCACGAACGTTGCATCGACTGGCTGACGTTCGAGCAGTGGGAGCAGTACCATTTTCAGCCGGTCGCAACTGGGCATTTGAAAGCATGACCTACCAACGCAAAACCACAGACTACTGGGACATCGAGCAGTACACCGGGCCCAAGTACGGATGGGAGATCGTGACAAGCGAGACCACCCGCCAAGACACGCGCCGCTCCCTCAAAGAGTACCGCGAGAACTCGCCCGGCGAGTACCGGGCTGTCAAACACCGTGAAAGGATTCAACCATGTCCCTCAGTCTGACGCTGATCTTCGAGAACGCGCCGGTCTTCGGCATCCGCAGCGACAAGGTGCTCGGCTACGATCGCATCACGCTGGGGCAAGTCAGCCGCGACTGCGAAGTCAACCTCAACAAGCTGGCCACGCCGCTGGGCCTGCCGCTGTGGAACTACGAGGACGAGGGCTTGCGGCTGGTCGAGACCGACCCCTACGGCACGCCACTGACGTTCGTCACGGCGCACCAGCTTGCGAAGAGTGGCTTCCTCAAGGAGGTCTACTCGCCCGAGTGGAAGCCGGCGTTGCAGGCCTTCGTGCGCCTGCTGCCCCCTGCCACGCGCATCATCCTGTGGTGGAGCTGACATGCAAGTCCGTTTGATGGATGGTTTCAAGGTCTTTAACACCCCCGACGGCACGCGCGACATGAGCGGGCCGGAGCTGGTGCAGGAGGCGCTGAGAGAGTCTGACGACAGGTTCGATACGCTGACGGAGATCGTGGGCCGTCTGCTCGATCGTGTGCCTGAAGATCAGCGCCTCTATGTGCTCGGCTGCTGGAAGCTGGTGGAGGCGCGATGAGGCCCCTCAAGGTCTTCGCCTGCAGCGGAGACGGTCGCAATCGCTGCATCGTCGCAGCCAAGACGCTGACCGAAGCGGCGCGGCTGATGGGCATCCCCTATCACCGCATCAAGGGCTGGGGCGGTGAGACAGGCAACAAGCAAGAGATAACGCTTGCGATGAGCGAGCCTGGTGTGGTGTGGCACCGCGGCACCAGTGCACCTTTCGACAGCCCCTTCACCAAAGGAAAACCATGAACAAACTCTCCAACATCGCCTTCGGCATCGCTCTCGGAGCCTTCATCACCGGCATGGCCGGCGTCTTCGCCGGGTGGCCGGCAGCTACCGCCTACGGCCTTACGGTATGCGTGGCCACCGGCATCATCGGCGCGGCGCTGAGCGGCAGGCCATGATGACCACCGAAGAGTACCTGCAGGCGCTCGACCAGCGCATCACCACGCTGCAGGCCGAGGTCAGCGACTTGCAGCAGGTCGTGATTCAGGCAGTCGTCATCTTGAAGGAAGAGGTGCAGCGCCTGGAGAAGCGCATTGAGGCGCTGGACGGGATTCAGCCATGATCCCTCGCCGCAGCTTCCTCACCGCCATGCTGGCGGCTGCAGCAGCGCCAGCGTTCGTGCGGCCTACAAGCCTCATGCCGCTGTGGCTGCCCAAGCCGAGATTCGTGGGCGGCGACAGCTTCCCGCGCTCAGACGCCTTCCTCGCGCTCTACGGCCCTGACGGCAAGGAGATCAGCGGGAACGGCTACGCCCGCGTGCCCTACGTCGAAGGGCAGGACACTGTGTGGTTCCCGAGCCCGACCGGCAGCTGGGGCACGGTGACGCATGTGCTGGCCGGCGGCTTGCTGCTGCCGATCAACAACGGCCAATCACCGCACCTCTTGCCGGGCGACTCGCTGACTCTCACTCTCACCATTGACAAAGGAAACACATGACTCCGCTGCTCCAATGTCTGCGTCATCACGTCACCGGCGCCATCGAACGCGGCGAAGGCGTGGCCATCGTCGGCATCGACCCCAACCGCCTCGAATACCTGCGCACCGAGCTGCGCGCCGAGCGCATCAGCTACGGCGAGCTTGCCGAGCTGCAGGCGTTGGTGCCCTACATCGACCCATCGGACACCGAGCTGCTCGAAGCGGCGGGTGTGCCTGAATTCAAGGAGGACTGATGGCCCTCACCAGAGCCAAAGCACCGCCGGACGCGACCTACGTTGAGGTCTGCTACGGCATCACTCGCTACTGGAAGGCCGCCGAAGACGGCCGCAACAGCCTGACCGGGGAGCTTCGCGTTTGCTGGGCTTACTGGGAAGGCCGGTGGGTCAAGGACAAGGCGGCTTGCAGCCGCCATTTCAAACGGATCGAAAAGGACACACCAAAATGATCACCACCCAACGCGAAGCCCGCGCAGCCTTTTGGGCAGCCCACCCCGGCATCGATCGCAAGAAGATCCCGCACTACAGCGGCAAAGGGACCATGTACACGACCGACACCCGTGTGGCGTTCGTGGACTGGCTGGATGCCATGCACAGGGACGGGCGGATCAGCGACAACGTGGCGCGGCTCGTGACGCTGGGGGACTGACGTGGCGATCGAGGCACTGACCGCCAGCGTCGAAGCGATGTTCAAGGACATCGCCGACGAGATCGAGAACGCCTTGCGGAATGAGGCTGAGCACCTCTTCGCCAACCACCCCGCGGTCAAGATCATCTGTTGGTGCATGGGCGTGGCGCAGGTGGCTTGCGGCGAGATCGAGGACTGGGACGGTGAAGAGGTGCACATCGACGCGAGCTACCCCGACTTCGGTGGCCGGCCGACACCGGAGTTCCTCAAAGACTTCTTCGACATCGCCGAACTCGATGGACGCCTGTACATGGTGCTCACCGGCCGGCCGCGCCGCTATGAACGACTGGAAGATGGGAGCATCGAGCAGATCACAGACTGGTAACTTCAAAGGAGGCTCAACATGAGCGAAGCAACAATCAGCGCAGACCAGGTCGTCGACGAGATCTTGAAGACCGGTGCTGGCGCTGTGCCGATCGTCTACGCAGTGACTTACGTAGGCCACGTGCCCAAGCACGCTGACGACAAGGACTGGGAGCACGACAGCTGGAGCGTGAGCTTTCGCGCCCCCAACAAGATGATCGTGTTCCCGTTCAGGACCGGCATCGGGCTGCGGGCCGAGCCCACGGCGCAGGCAAGGAACATGGCCAAGTACCAGTTCCCTGGCCTGACCGCCAATGACATCAGCCGCCGCACAAGTTGGGGCAAGCGCTACCTCGCGTACCTGGAGACCTTGCGCAAGCCCAAGGCCCCCACCGCCGCCTCCGTCCTCAATTGCCTGCTGTCCGACGCGCAAGCAGCCTCCATGTCCTTCATGGACTGGGCCAGCGACTTCGGCTACGACACCGACTCGATGAAGGCGTTCGCCACCTACAACGAGTGCTGCGAGATTGGCAAGAAGCTGGGCACGATCTTCAACCGCGAGCTGCAGGCCAAGCTGCAGGACGCTTTGCAGGACTACTGACATGAAAATCAACTGGCACAACCTGCACGATGTGCTGCCCCGCGGTACAGACGGCGAGAAGATTCTGGCCGTCGTTCGTGACTACGTGAACGAGTATGAGCGCGAGCTGGTCTCGGCGCAAGTGGTGAGCGAAGTGCTCGCCGACGAGGCGCTGAGGGTCCAGCGCGACGCCTTGTGGGCAATCATCAAGCGACTTGCTCTCACGCCGGCCGACGACTTCTACAAGCCCGGCGACTACATGGCCGGCGTTGTCAACGACGCCTGGATTGAAGGCGGCAAGATCATGGGAGAGCGAGGATGACCCGCACCGAACAGACCCAATTCCTGCGTGATCTCACGCAAGCCATCGCAGGCGACATCGCCGAGAAGATCCGCAACAACACCGTGCCCGCCTCATGGGACGGCATCGAGCTGCGCATGCTGCTCGCCGAGAAGTTCGGCGCTGAGGCGCAGCGCTGTGCCGACATCATGGGGCGCAAGCGCATGAAAGAGTATCGGAACGATTGCATCGTGAGGAACCTGTGAAGCACATCTACGAGATCACTGCCGCCGGCTTCGACGGCAGCACCGACGAGACAGACGACCGCGTGCTGTGGATCGCAGCGAGGAATGAACACGACGTGCTGTTTGCAATCGCCAATACCGGCGCGGTCTTCCGCTGCAAGCTGCCGGACAACATGCACATCCACACTTGCGAGATCGACTACAGCCTGCCCGAGCAGAGCCTGAACTTGCAGGAAGACCTGCTGCAGTACGCCAGCGACGAAAGGAACAAGAACCGTGCGTGTTGAGACCAAGGTGCTGATCACCGCAGCGGTGATGATCGTAGTCGGTGCTGGCGGTCTCGTGGCCAAAGGCTGCGCGATCATCGACGACCTGAAGACCAGCGCCGAGGCTTGCAACGAGCAAGGCGGCGAGTTCATCGTGGGCAAGTACGGCAACGAGCACTGCGTCGTGCCCCTCATCATCAAGAAGAAAGTGAGCGTGATCCTGTGAACGAAGACCCCGACATCAAGACCCTGCGCGACATGTGCGGAACGTTCGAGTCGCTGCACAAGCGGCTCGAAGCCCTGCAGCACGCCTTGCTCGACATCAGCACCTACACGCCCGGCGACGCCACCACCCTGCGCCGACTTGCGAAGCTGGCACTGGACCAAGATGCCAAAGCCACCTGAAGTCGTCACCGTTTACGCCGTCGAGAACGGCGATAAGTCGGTGACCATCTTCCGTGACGCCGAGTGTCAGACCAAGCTGGTCTTCTACCCAGCCGACTGCGCCGAGAAACCGACACGGAAATACACGCTGTTCGTGAAGCTGCCATCTTCGGCCCGGTGGGCATTGAAGTGGCTTAACTGAAGGAAGACCATGAAATACACAGTGATCTTGCGGCGCACACCCGAGTGTTGCGACCTGCTTGAGTGCGACTTTGTGGAAGAGCCTACCTACATCGCGCAGATGGAGTCCGAAGACGCCGGGCAGGCCATCAAGCAAGCGAAGCTGGAGGTGCTCAAGGCCGACAAGAAAGAGGCCAAGGCACTTGGCAACTCTTCCGGCTCTCACGACACAGACTGGTACGAACTGGTCTGCGTTCTCGAAGGCCACCCCAAGGTGCTGGTCTATGACTTTCAAGCGAGGGAGTACCGATGAGAAAGGCCTGGACCAACGAAGAGCGGGCGCAGAGGCTCGCAACAGAGCTTGAGCGTGATGGGTTCGAGGATGAGGATCTCGAACCTGGTTACGTGGCGTGGCTGCTGCGTGAGCTTGCTGCCAAGTGCGCAGACCTGACATCACGGCTCGAATCTGCAGAGCGGATGCGCCCGCAGTGGGCCAAAGGCTACACGTCGGACAGCGTGGCTGCGCAGACCAGCTCGGCCGCGCTGCAGCAGGTCTGGAGTCTGCTCGGCGTGGACAACCAGACGCAGTGCATGCAGGCGCTCAAGCGTTTGATCGAAGTCAACAAATTGGAGAGCTGACATGGCATTCATGCAACCGCAGGTCTACCACGACCACTACTTCGAGATCGAGACGAGCATCGGCACCGAGATCGTGCCGGCAGGCGTGATCGGCCGCACTTGCGCCACCGACGTGTCGGCCTTCCTCGACTACCTGGAAGGCACGCCGAATGATGAAGACGAGTTGGTGCCTGTGAAGGAAGGCTGGGTCGCTCGCATGTCGGCGCCGGGCTTCATGGACTGCACCGACTGGTCTGCTCACGAGAGCGAGGAAGCGGCAATCTTCTACCTCAAGGAGATGTACGGTGACGACGATGACGTTGATGCCTGATGACGACGGCCCCGAAGAGTTTCAGTATCTGCTGTACTGCTACTTCTGCCTGCGCCGGTTGAACCAGTCTGACGACACTGAAGAAGTTGAACCACAAACCTGCGCACATTGCGCAAGGGAGAACCTCACATGATCGCTCGAATCCCCTTCGCAGGCTTCTACCACTCGGTGCACGACCACGAACTCGATGACGCGCTCAACATGATGCTCAGCGACGAGTCAGGCAACCCGAACGGCCCCCTCATCGAACGCGCCTTCGATCTCGTCGACTGGAGCCAGGCGCACAAGGACTACGCCAAGGCCTACGCCGAGAACTTCTGCCATCACTTCAAGATCGCCGGTGTCTTCGAGTCGATGACCAGCCCGCGTGAGTACAACTTCGAAACGGACAGGGTCTGGATCGAGATGACCGAGGCTGAGGCGCGACGCATCCTCGGCGAGACCAACGACAAGAATCTGCGCGATCAAGCTCGCGAGATGTTCACCAGTCGCTCCGGCTTCTGCTCCTTCTACAGCCCCGACATCGACACATGGGGCGACATCGCGGAGTGGGACCACAACCAGCTCTACTGTCTGCTGTCGGCCTACGCCGAGCAGGAGACCGACACTTCTGATGGCTTCGACAGCTGGGCTGAGCTGAGCCTGATGGAGAGCGACCGCGGCAACGGCGAGTTCGAGAACATGGTCTACAACGACAAGCTCGAACGGCTGTGCAAGATCAGCAGCTATCTTCGGGATCGTGAGAACCGCAAATGGAGGACAGCAGCGTGAGCTACCGCTATGGAACCAACCCCGAGCCGTACCCGCTGCCGATGAACACGCTTTGGCGCTACGAGTCCGGCTCGACAGCGCTCGTGATGATCACGTCGCTGCATGAAGGCGCCAAGGGCTACCACGGCACGCAGTGCATGGGCGGCACGGTCTTCGTCAGCCACGACAACATCAAACCCGCGTCCGATCAAGACTACAGAATTTGGTTCGAGCGCGCTCACTGGAGAAAAGCATGAACCTCACCGACCTGCGTGTGCTCGGCTTCGCCGACTCCACGCACATCCCCTTCACGAAGCAGTACCGCGTTCGCTGCCACAGCTGCGAGGCTTGTGTCATCAACGGCACGCCATGCCACGAGACCGGTTGCAGCGAGGCCATGCACGAGTGCAACGGCTGCTGCAACATCATCCCTGCGCGCCAGCGCTACTGCGAGGACTGCCAATGAGAACTGAGACCCGCACCCGCACCGTCTACCTCCTGCACGAACTGCCCGAGGCCGTGCAGCAGAAGGCCTGCGAGAAGTACATGGTAGATGAGCCGGGCTACGATTGGTGGGAGTACACCTACAACGACTTCGAGACCATCTGCGAGATCATCGGTATCGATCTCGCCAGCAAGAGCGTCAAGCTGATGAACGGCAAGGAGCGCAGAGAGCCGAAGATCTACTTCTCCGGCTTCTGGAGCCAGGGCGACGGCGCCAGCTTCTTCGGCCACTATCGCTACGGTAAGGAGAGCAAGAAGAAGATCCGCGAGCATGCTCCAGAAGACGCCGAGCTGCACCGCATCACCGACGCGCTGTTCGACATTCAGAAGAAGCACTTCTACAAAGTTGTTGCCGAGATCACGAGCTTGGGCAGCATGTACTGCCACTCGAACACGATGAGCGTGGGGCTGATCGATCCGCCGAGCGTCACCGCCACTGACGAGTTAGACGTGCAGCGCTTGCTGCGCGACCTTGCGAACTGGCTGTACCGTCAACTGGAGAAGGAGCACGAGTTCCTGACTTCGTTCGAGAACTTCAAGGAGATCTGCGAAAGCAACGGCCACGAGTTCACCGAGAGCGGGGTGCTGGTGTGACGCGATCTATCACCGGCTTCGGCGTCGAGTACGAAGCCCGCATCTCCAAAGCCGCAGCGCAGAAGCTGATCGGTGAAGGCAACGACTTGCCGCGGATGGGCTATGAGCGTGATGTGAAGACCGTGCCGACCAAGGACTACCCATCCTTCAAGCACCACCTCATGCTGCAGAACATCTCCGGCATCTTCGTGGTCGCTTCGGCCGACACACTGCGCAAAGACTGGAAGGAAATCTTCGGCGAGAAGTTTGACATCTGACCGAGAAGACCTGTAAAGTCTTCTCTCACTTTAAAGGAACACTCCAATGACCCCGCAAGCATTCGTGACCCTGCTGAAGACGCCGCGCGACTTCAGCACGCCCAAACCGCAGATCACCTTCACCCGCCGCGACAACGGCATCCCCACCACCCTGACGCTCGACGAGGTGCGCAGCCTTGCGCTGATCGGCGCCGTGACGGCGCGGCACTGGCAGACCCGCGAGGCGCAGAAGGGCACCGTGGCCACGGTGCAGCAGATGCGCAAGCAAGGCCTGCGCCCCGACTTCATCAACGCAGTGTTGCGCCTGACGGCCGGCGCTCGCGTGCAAGCACCGAAGGAGCCGACGCTGTGAAGCTGCTCATCCTGCTGCTGTGCGGTTTGCTGGCTGCGTGCAGCGAAACCTCACGAGAGATCAAGTTCTTGGCGATGCCGCCCGAGCTTGCTGACTGCAAGGTCTTCCGTGTTGAGAATTCAGGAGGCTACACGATGACTGTCGCACGCTGCCCGCACAGCACGACCACCACAGAAGTGCAGCAAGGCAAGATCACGCTGGTCGCGGTTGTCGCAGAGGGCTGAGCGATGGCAATCATTGAAACCTGTCTCGTCGAATACAAGGGCGAGCACGGCTGGGGCCTCATCAGCGACGGCGTGCTTTGTCCGACCATCAGCCTGTGCATGTCGGAGCACACGGCCGGTAGCCTTGCGGAGCACGGCTATCCTGGCCACACGGTCAGGCGCTGGGCTGACGAGGACCACAGCCACGATGCGACGCGACACAAGACGCCGCCATGGTCTCGAATCAAGTGGCCGCCCGGCCCGAAGACAGGGCACGAGCAAGCTGTCGACCAGGTCATCAGCGCCGGCACGTCAGCGACCGATCGGCAGCTGGCGCGCGAGGTGGTGCCCGAGCCCGCAGCAGCGCCTGCAGGCGCAACAAAGGAGCTGATCAAGGCAGTCATCCAGCTAGTGCCGGAAGGAGGCGTGCAGATCGGCGACATGCCGCCCACCAAGATCAGCGACTTGCCGCAGGTCATCAAGACCGATGTCGAGATCGCGCCACCACGCAAGAGCCTGCTGGTGCGCCGCCCGCTCGTGACCGTCAACAACCCGCCGCTGCGGGTCGATGCCGAGTTCAAGGAGTATCCACGAGAGCCGGTCAAGACTGTGCCAGCACAGGTGGGGGTCTTCAAGGCCGCAGGACCGATGCAGACGCTCGATCTGAGACCGCCCGATCCCATCCCTGCCCCTGTCGACGCGCTCAACCACGGCGTGCTGGTGGCCAAGGCAGCGCCGGTGGTGGGTGACGTGGCCGCCGACAACACCCGCGTCTATGGACGCCCCCTGACGCTGGCTGAGAAGCTGGCATTGAGAAAGGCACAGCAATGAAGGCTGCGATCGTTGTCGATTCGAGCAGACTTGAGGTGGAGACCGACTCAGGGCTGCTGATTCAGATTCGTGGCATGCCGAGAGAGGCGCTTGAGTTTCTGGCCGACAGGCTGAACAGCTACGACAAAGGCAATATCGCTATCGCGGCGCTTCAGCGCATGCACGCTGATCATCTCGCGATTGGAACACTCAACCAGGACTACATCACAACCAGGGAAGCGTTGAAAGAGATGGGGCTGCTATGACCTTCCCGATACGAACGATCTACGCTCTCGCAGCGCTGCTCTCGACGATCGCGGCCTACGGCTTCACAGGAGGTGAGATGCCTGAGATAGAGAAGGTGGAGGCCTGCGCTCTCGCAGGCGTTACTTTTGCCATCCTCGCGGTGGCTTTCAAGGAGACCAAATGAGACCAGCACACGCCGGCTTTACCTGCGCGTCTGTCGTGCAGACGGTGATCTGTCTGTACATGGCCAGCGCCGCAACGCCTGACATCGCCAAGGTGGTCGCGTCGGGCCTTGTGGCTGTTGCGCTGTCAGTCCTTGCCAACTCTTTTCGAGGTAACCAATGAGCCCCACCCAAACCCGCCGCCTAGCGGCGCTGAATGGCATGCTCAACATGCTTGATGCTCGCTGCATGTGGAGCATGCCTGGACCAGAGAACACCAGCATCGTGAAGATCGAGTGCTTCATGGTCGGCCAGCGTCTAGTACTGGTCGAGATCTTCGAGGAAGGCTTTGAGTACTTTCTTCAAGGTCAGCACATGATCTTCGCGAATATCGTGGACGAGTTGGGAGCGATCAAAGATGCCGGCTGACATCACCAACGCCTGCATCGAGCAGTGGCTGACGCGGCGCAAGACGCAGGGCTTCAAGCCCGGCACCGTGACTCACGCCAAGGCGCAGATGGAGTTCTTCATGGGCTGCTGCACCGCGGCCAAGGCCGCTGGTGTGCCGTTCCGCGAAGGCATCCTGATTCTGTTGAGTGTCGGTCGTGACGCAAAGGAGATGCTGCTTTGAAACAAACCCAACACCGACCCAAGACCCGAGCGCCACACGGCAAGCCCGAGCACTCGGCCCGCATCTCTCTTCGCTGCACGCCCGAGCTGAAGAGCCTCTTCGACAAGAAGGGCGGCAGCGAAAAGGCGCGAATCGTTCTGGAGAAACACCTGTGATCATGCGCTTCCTCACCTGGATCAACCAGACGCTGTGCGGCTGGGCTGGCCACGACTACCAGCACTACGGCGAAGGCCGCTTCGTGTGTGCCATCTGCGACAAGGAGATGCCCGATGACGAGTTCTGAGTACAGCCCCGGCTTGCGCTCCGCGCTGCGACAGCTCAACGATCTGATCACGTCAGGCATGGAGTTTCCCGACGCCGTGTGCAAGATCGCTGTGAAGACCGGCTACATGGCTTTCGAGCTGCGTCAAGCCTACGACGCGCAGTTCGAGAAGACTGGACGCTTACCTGACCAGGAGACCCCATGAACTCACGACTTCACGACCACGTCTGCCGCCTTGCTCGCGGCGGCCAAGGCGGCTTCGCTGCCAAGCTGGCCGACGCATGGCTGGTGGCCGACAGTACCAACCAAGCAAGGCTGAACAAGGCGTTCCCTCTGCTGCTGTCGGCGCCTGCACCAGGCTTCCACGAGTACAAGGACTTCGTGCGCGAGCTAGCGCAGATGCCTTCGCCGCGCTTCGATCATGCGCATGTTCTCGCTACCCTGGTCGAAAGGGCCAAGGAACTCGCCGACGCGGAGACGCTGCCGTGATGCCCGCCCACATCACGGCGCAAATGTGTCGCGACCTGCAGGAGATCACCAGCGAGCCGCTGATGGAGTGCAAACGGGCGCTGGTGCACAGTGACGGCGATGTCGACAAGGCGTTGGAGTGGCTGCGCACCCGCCCCACGCTTGAGCAGCGTGTCGCCACGCTCGAACAGCAGGTCCGCGACTTGGTCGAGGCCGCCCGCAAACCCAACGAGGAACACTTCTGATGACCAAGAAACACAAACTGTCCCACGCTGAGCGTGAGCGGCTGGCGATGATGCGCAACATCCTGAAGCGGGATGAGCGTGTCGCGAATGCGAAGGCCCGCATCGCCACGCACGCTGCGCTGCAGAAGGCAGCGATCGAGGAAGAGCAGGCACGGCGCCGCGCTGAGATCGAGGCACTGCCGCCGGCAGCGCGCGAGTTGATGGAGAAGCAGCAACATGCGATGACGGTCAGCCGCTACCGCTTCGGCGCGATGCTTGCGATGGCGGGCGGTATGCTGGCTGGCATGGAGATGAACGACAGGAGAGCTAAATGATCTACGTCTCAGAAAGTGATGTCCACATGATCGCGGAGGCGCTTTGCTACCAGCGCGGCGGTCAACCCTACAACCAGGTGCCCGGCACGCCGATCCAGGAGATCGACTTGGCCAAGCAGGAGGTGAAGGCCTTCATGGAGATCTACTTGCTGCTGAAAGAGCGAGGGTTCTACACGTGACCGCCCTCGTCCAGCACAAGCTCCCCGCCTTCTGGTGCGGATTTTTGATGTACTCCGACGCCACCGGCCTGACTCCCGAAGAGCTGGCCATCGTCAAAGACTGGCAGGCCAACCACATCGACGCGAAACCACGAGCCTGCGAGAACGTCTCGTTCGGCAACTTCAACGGGCAGCTCTGCGAGTTGCTCACCTTTACTTGGGCATGAACAATGGCATGGAAGAAGCCGCCGCAGTTCGCGCCGTTCATCGGTGACGGCAGGACGCGCGCCGAGCCGTCGCAGCGCACGCTGGCCAACCTACCGCACAAGGTGCTGGCCCGGCCCACGTACACAGGAGCTAATCGGCTGATCGAGACCTTCCGGCACACCGGGGTCTACGGCAGCTGGACAGGCGGGCAGTTTTGGGTCTTGGTCGAGTACTGCTTGGCCAACGGCGTACCTTTCAAGCTGTACCAGAGCAACGAGTTCAAGCAGAGCTGGCTGGTGCAGGCTGACAACGCCAAGGCCAAGTTCGACGACCCCGAAGACTGGAAGGAAATCACATGGAACTGATGCGAGAGAAGATCAAGGCAACGTGGGCGGTCGACGACGCGCTGAGCCCGCGCCGGCCGGACGAGGCGCCGGAAAATGCCCGCTTCGTGGGCTATGCCGTTGGCTTCAACATCGTCTGGTGCGCGGTCTGGTCGCACATCCCCGGCCTGCGGTTAGACGAGCACGAGGCCGAAGAGATCGCCAACGACTACATGTTCGAGGCGGGCTGGACGCAGGACGAGAACATCACCGCGGACTACGTACTGTGAACATCGAACGACTTAAGTTTGCGTGGGCACGCGGTGCGCGAATTCAACACTATGGCTTTCACGACGCCCATGACGGGCAACAGTGGTGGGTTTGTTCTATCTCGTGGTTGGGCTATCCAGGCCACACCTCGTTCCGCATTCACCCCGACGACGCGCATCTGGAGTACGGCCCGCTGTCATCGGCACTGCGCGAGCAGGCATTGCGGATGGAGTACGAGCACTCGACCATGCTGCTCACTGCGCAGTGCTGGATCGAGCAGGAGTTCGGGCTGCTGTTCGATCTCACGCCCGATTTTGACTGTGACTGCTTTGCGCTGATGTGTGCCGAGTATCTGGCGGACCAAGGACTATGACCAAGGAGAGAGCAATGAACCAAGCCGCCCAAGAGCGCGCAGCCACCCCCGCAGAGTTCGAGGTGGCTGCGCTGCCACCGTTGCCTGCGCGTGTCGGGCACATGCACAGCAACGGTGATTTCTGCATCGACCTATTCCCCGTGCCGCCTCAATGGTGGCCGGTCGAGTTGTTCACCGCCGACCAGATGCGCGAGTTTCGGCGTGCTGGTATTGCCGCACACGCAGCGCAAACCGAGCGGGAGAGGTTCGAGGCGGCTGCGCTCGTGAAGCAGTTGGTGACCGCGCTTCAAGAAGCCATCCACCAGAGCATTGAGTACGACGGGCTGGACGAATCGAAGACCGGCCCTACGCACTGGATCGCAACTGCCCGCACCGCCATTGCCGCTGCTATGGGCTGGCCCACCGTGCCAGAGCAGGCGGGCGAGCGCGCATGGCTGATCGAGTGGCAGGCACACGGCTATGGGCCACAGTGGTGGGGCTTCAACTATGAGCCGGGCCGCCACGCCAGTTGGTGCTCCGACGCCAACAACGCCATTTGGTTCTCTCGCAAGGAAGACGGCGAGCGCATGCGGTTGCACCTTCTTGCTGTGGAAGGCTTGAGCGGCAATACCGACCGCCAGCGAAGCATCACCGTCACCGAGCACGAATGGCCCCTGCCTCCCGCCCCACCCGCACCAGAGCAGGAGAAGAAGTAGTGAGCGATGACCAGATCGATGTGGTTTTCAACGCGATGCCCGATGGCGCTCAAGGCTTCTTGAAGTCTTGGGGTTACCGGCAATTCGCGCGAGCGTTGCTCAAGGCAGCCGGCCACGACAGCGAGGTTGAACGGCTGCGTGATGCGCTCGCTGCGGCGACGAGAGAAAGCCTTCCGCAGACGATGGGCGAAATGGGCGTGGCAGCGTGCGGGTGCTGGCACAGCAAGGTCTACGGCGGCGCGAGTCACGAACACAAGTGCGAGGCGCACAGACTTCTTGCGGCCACCCTCGCAGTTCCAGAGGTGAAGTCATGAGCGCGTTGCGTTGGTTGGCTTCCGTGTTTGTCGCCTGTGTTTTGCCAGCCGGACGAATCCTGTCTGGGCACGACCCAAATGCTCTGGACTTCATTTACTCGGCAGTCGCGTATGCCTGGGTCTACACGCACCCAGACTGGCCGAGAAAGCCCACCCCCTCGCAACAAACAACACCGAAGGAGCAGACACCGTGAGCCTCGTTGACTGCGGCGAATGCCGTACCCAGGGTTGCATCGAAATTTGCCGCAAGGCCATCGGCAAATATCCGCCGAATGAAGGAACAGACAACATGACCGCTACCAACGTCGGGGAGCCGAGCGATATCGTTGCAAGGCTTCGTGGCGGGGTATTCGGCTTGAATCGCATCGCGTTGTGCGAAGAGGCTGCAAACGAAATCGAACGCCTGCGTGCCGCCCTCACCTCCGCACCAGCACAGCCAGAGCCGCCCACCGACCAATTGCCAGAGCTTTTGTCGGCAGCGCTCTACATGATGGAGCACCAGCAAGAGCCGCGCGTTTCGGTCTTCGGAAAGAAGATCCTGCGCAGCGAACTGAAGGCGTGGATTCGCGCGGCCCTGACCGCGCCGAAGGCACAGCCAGCCCCACTAGCCGATGCGGGAGCAGAGCCGGTGGCGTGGCGCTGGTCATCGACCCACTACGCCCATCTTCCAGGTCTGCGCAAGGACTGGCAGGACATGCCGCCGCCGCCAGGACATCGTGTGGCCGGCGAGATCGAGTACGCATACCCTGAAGCACTGCGCGCCGAGCTGGACGCAGCCTACCTGGAGCTGCGCAAGCATCGCTCGACCATCGGGGCGGTGTTTGACCGCGATGTGTGGGATCGAGCCGCTGCCGAGAAGTGATCTAAAACTTAGAAAGGACACATCAATGAAAGTCATCGACGGTTTCGCCGGCATCGGCGGATTCAGTGAGGGCGCACGCCTTGCAGGCATGGAGCCTGTCTTCGCCTTCAACCACTGGGACAAGGCCTGCCACTACCACAAGGTCAATCACCCTGCCACCCATGTCGAGTGCCAGGACGCACACATCCTGGACTGGTCTTCGCTCCCTGCCCACGACATTGGCGTCTTCTCCCCGGCTTGCCAGGGCCACTCGAAGGCGCGCGGCGTCGACAAGCCGCGGCACGATGCGATGCGCTCGACGGCTTGGGCTGTCGTCGACTACGCAGAGTTCCACGCCAAGCCGATCGTGATCGAGAACGTGCCCGAGTTCCTGGACTGGGATCTGTACCCTGCGTGGAAGCTGGCGCTGGAAATCGCCGGCTACCAGCTCTCGCCACACATCGTCGACGCGGCAGACCACGGCGTGCCGCAGCACCGCGAGCGGGTGTTCATCGTCATCACGAAGACCAAGCACCCGCTGCAGCTTCGCTTGCCCAAGCGCGAGCACGTCGCGGTCGAGGGCTTTATCAAGTGGGACGACACCCACTCGTGGACGGAGATCGACAAGCCAGGCCGCAGCGCTGCCACGCTGGAGCGAATTCGCAGCGGGCGCGAGCGCTATGGCGAGCGCTTCGTCGCGCCCTTCTACGGCAGCGGCAGCGGCACCACGGGTCGCAGCGTGTCGCGGCCCATCGGCACCGTGACCACGATCGATCGCTGGGCTGTGATCCGCGGCAAGCACATGCGTGTGTTGCAGCCCAGCGAGAACCGCGCGATCATGTCCTTCGGCGATCACATCGTGCTGCCGAAGGTCAAACGTGAGGCTACCCATATGCTCGGCAACGCGGTCTGCCCGACCGTGGCGCGAGATGTCTTGTCTGCTCTGCAGGCGCAACTCTAGGAGGGAAGATGGATCTGTTACTGACAGAGCAGGAGCGCGAGCGCTTCGCCTCGTGGCTCGAACACGAAGCTGCGGTTTCGCAGGGCTTGATCGAGCAACTGGAGAAGCTCGGCGCAGCCGGAGCAATCGCATCATTCCGCGAAAAGCAGGAAGCTGTAGCAGCGCTGCTGATCGCGCGGAAGTTGCGCGAGACACAAAGCCAGAGCATCGGCTAAGCCGCCGAAACAAACTTTAAAGGAGAGTGACTTGCTGATTTTCAAGAAGGCGGTGGGCTACCACCGCGAAGCTCCGCGCCTGTACTTTCAGACGCTCGACCTGAACGAGTACGGCTTCGTGCCGGGTGCTCGCTACGACGCCGAAGCGTACAGCGACGGGCGCATCACCCTGAAGCTGCATCCCGAAGGCAGGCGCGCAGTCTGCAAGAAGACCGTCAACGGCCGCGTGCTGTCGATCATCGACCTGAACGGCAAGTCGCTGATGGAGGGCTTGCGAGGCGCTGACAAGGTCGAGGTGGGTGTGAAGGTGGGTGAGATCATCATCATGCCCGAAACAACTTGAGAGGAAAGACACATGACCCGCAAAGACTACATCATCATCGCCGAGGTGTTCAAACGCATGCTCGCAAGTCCGGACACCGCTTGCGCCGGCCCGGTCGCAGTTCAGCGCACAGCCGAGTCGCTGGCGACCGAGCTGTACTACGACAACCCCCGCTTCGACCGCAGCAAGTTCCTCGCGGCCTGCGGGGTGACGACAGCTTGACATGCCCATCTGCAAGTTCTGCACCAAGCCCTTTGCGTGGGGGCTGAGCGACGGCAAGTACACGCCGCTGGTGCCGGTCGAAGATCACGATGACCTGCCTCGGGTATTCCAGGACGAGAACGGCGTGCTTCGCGCCGAGCACCGCGAGGTGTGTGTGAACCGTGGAGGCCCCACTGTCCGTGTGTCACGACTTGCGGTGGCGGTGCTGCCCGAGCATGTGCTGAAGAAGCCTCGCAAAGAGAAGATGAAACTCAAACTCAAGGAGATCGTATGAAAATCTCAACCTTGCAAGCTGTGCAGATCGCGCAAATGCGCGGTGCTGTTGCACACGAGGCCAAGCGGCTGGGCAACCTAGGGCTCAGCGGCAGCGATGTAAACCTGCGCGCCACGGCGGCCACCATCTCGATCCTGGTGCACCTGCGCAACGCAGCGCGGCTGCGCCCGCTGGTCGGCGGTGATCTGCAGGACGCGATCGACGCCACACTGGCGGCGACCGGCGTCGAAGAGTACGAAGGTCCGATGGGTGAAGTGCTGTTCAGGTACGTGAACGAGAAGACTTGACCCACCGAGAAGACACAACTACCATCCCCAACCTCGAAGGAGATCTCCAATGCTCAAAGTCACCAAGACCGGCGTCATCCTGACCAAGGTCAAGCCGCCGAAGATCGGCAAGCTGCAGCCCCAGTACAACATCAACTGCGACGACATGCGCAAGGTGCAGACCGCCTTGCTGCTGAAGCCGCCGGTGCCGTTCTTCAAGCGCGACATCATCTGATCTGCCCAACACTTCAAAGGAAACACATGGACTTCAAACACATCAAGGTCGCTGTAGCGGCCCAGTTCGCCACGATGGCGAAGTACCCGATGTTCCGCACCACCGTCTCCAAGGACGCCATGTGGGAACGCTATCTGTCTTCGTTCCCGGCCGGCACGAACCCGATCTACAAGACGAACACCGAACACGACTGCAACTGCTGCAAGGGCTTCATCCGCGCAGTCGGCGATGTCGTCGCGATCATCGACGGCAAGGTGGTGTCGATTTGGGACGCGCTCTGTGAAGACGCGAACTACCAGGCGGTCTGCGACAAGCTGGCCGCGCTGGTCAAGTCGCACCCGATCGAGAACTCCTTCCTGCACTACGAAGCCAAGGCCGGCACGGACAAGACGCTGGTCGACACGCTCGACGGTGTGCACACGTGGCCGCACTTCTTCGTGAACATCCCAAGCCAGTTCGTGCTGCCGGGTGCCGACATCGCGACCGAGCTGAGCAAGCGGCGCGCGAACTACGACGTGATGCTCCGCGGCTTGCAGGAGATCACCAACGAGGCGATCAACACCGTGCTCGACTTGATCTCGCAGAACGCGCTGTACCGTGGTGAAGAGCACAAGGCCGCTGTCACCAACTTCGCCGACATGAAGGTCAAGTTTTCCGCTCTCAAGCATGAGCATCAGTACAACTTCGTGTGGGCCAACCTCACGCCGAAGGGCATGATCCGCAACACGGTCATCGGCACGCTGCTAGTCGACCTGTCCGAAGGCGTCGATCTGGAGAAGGCGGTGAAGGCGTTCGAGGACAAGGTCGCACCGGCCAACTACAAGCGGCCGACTGCGCTGGTGACGAAGGCGATGATCGAGAAGGCCAAGGAAGCCATCAACGAACTCGGCTTGGGCTCGGCGCTGGAGCGTCGCTACGCCACCATCGAAGACATCACGGTCAACAACATCCTCTTCGCCAATCGCAACGCCAAGAAGAAGCTGAACGCCGATGTGTTCGATGATCTGGCGGCCAAGGTGGCTGTCAAGGAGAAGTCGCTCGACAAGGTCGAGGACGTGGGCATCGAGACCTTCATCCGCGACATCCTGCCGCGTGCCGAGTCGATCGAGCTGCTGTTCGAGAACCGTCACGCCGGCAATCTGATGTCGCTGGTGGCGCCGGCAGACCCGACTGCGAAGCCGTTGTTCAAGTGGGGCAACCGCTTCAGCTGGGAATACAACGGCGGCGTGGCCGACTCGATCAAGGAGCGTGTCAAGGCAGCCGGCGGCAACGTCACTGGTGACCTGTGCTGCCGCCTTGCATGGGACTACACGGACGATCTGGACTTCCACATGATCGAGCCGGGCGGTGGCCACATCTACTACGGCAACCGCAGCATGAAGAGTTCGTGCGGCGGCAAGCTGGATGTCGATGCTAACGGCGGCAGCGGCATGATGGCCAAGCCGGTCGAGAACATCTTCTACGCCGACGCGAAGACGATGCGTGAAGGCGTGTATGCGCTGCAGGTCAACAACTACAGCCGCCGCTCTGAAGGCGTGGGCTTCGAAGTCGAGATCGAGTTCGGCGGGCAAAAGCTCAACATCGTCTACGACAAGGTGCTGCGCACCAAGGACACGATTGGCGTGGCCAACATTCTGTACAGCAAGGCCAGGGGTATTGAGATCATCGAGTCCCTGCCCAGCACGCAGTCGTCGAAGCAGATGTGGGGCATCACCACGCAGACCTTCCAGCCGGTCAACGTGATGATGATGAGCCCGAACCACTGGGATGGCGAAGAGACCGGCAACCGCCACTACTTCTTCATGCTGGAGGCTTGCCGTAATGAGGGACAGGCCCGCGGCTTCTACAACGAATTTTTGAAGGAGGAACTCACCCCGCACCGCAAAACACTCGAACTCGTGGGAAGCAAGATGCGCACTGACGAGAGCGATCGTCAGCTGTCCGGCCTCGGCTTCTCATCCACCCAACGCAACAGCGTGCGCTGCCGAGTCAAGGGCAGCTTCTCTCGAATCATCAACCTGGTCTTCTGACCTTCACTTCAAGGAAATCAACATGAACATCTTCGAACAAGCCACTCGTCTCAAGCTCCGCTTCAACACCACCAAAGGCATGCTCACGGTGGAAGACCTGTGGGAGCTGCCGCTGACCAGCGCCAACAGCGCGGCCAACCTGGACGACATCGCCCGCGGCTTCTACAGCCAACTGAAGGAAGAGAACACCATCTCCTTCGTGACCAAGCCGGCGGCGGCAGACAAGACGGCCGAGCTTGCGTTCGACATCGTCAAGCACATCATCGCGGTGCGCCTGGAAGAGAACGCTGCAGCGGCGACGGCGCGCGAGAACAAGGAGCGCAAGCAGCGCCTGCTGGGCATCATTGAGCACAAGGAAAACGAAGTGCTCACCAGCAAGTCGCTCGACGAGCTGCGCACCATCGCCGACTCGCTGTGAAGACCAGACCCAGCATCTGCTGGGTCTGCGGGCGCAAGCTCGGTGCCCACTTCAACACGAAGACACCGCAGACTTGCGCAGTCGTGCTTGACCCCGGCGGCACCGAGCATCGTACCCATCATGTCTGCGTCAAGGACGCGGACGGCAAACAGATCAGAACGGAGCCAGTGTGATCACAATCAACAGACAAAGCGCCCTCATCAAGTGGGCCGAGTTCGGCGGGCTCAGTCCCTACCAACGCACGCAAACCTTGTGCGAGATCTTCTGGCGCTCCGTGCTGGTGGCCCCGCTCAAGTTCATCGGGGTGGTCTTTTTAGGCTTTATCGTCATCGGTGGTGCAGTCGTGCTGCCGGCCTTCGGTCTTCTTTTCTGGATCGGCCTCGGTGAGTTCGAGTCAGGCTTCTTCGTGGTGCCTGGAGTCGCGCTGATCCTGCTGGCCTTTGGCCTGCTTGTCGGGGGCCTGCACATGCTGAGCGAGCGCACAGCCTCAACAACGAGCGGGAGTCTTCTGCGCGAGGCCTACCGAGGGTGGAAGGAGAAGATGTGCCCGGTGGTGGAGATCAAACGGTGAACCTCTACGAAACCCTCGGTGTCCCCAAAGACGCCGACGAAGACACCATCAAGAAGGCGTACCGCAAGGCGTCTTCAAAGGCGCACCCCGACCGTGAAGGCGGGAGCGCCGAGAAGATGCAGCAGGTCAACGACGCCTACGCCGTGCTGTCAGTGCCTGAGCGACGCAAGGAGTATGACGAGACCGGCAGCGCGCAGGAGAAGTCGCCAGTCGAGCAGGAGGCTGCAGGCTTCGTGATGGAGGCGATGGCCGCGGTGCTCGACACACCGGCAGGTGACGTGGTGACCAACGCCACGGTGATGCTGCAGGGCAAGTACGCACAGCATCGACGCAACATGGAGAAGGTTGACGAGATCGAGAAGAAGTTCCTGGCGCTGAAGGCGAAGGTGCAGGTCAAGGACGGCAAGCCCAACCTTGCGCACCGCGTTATCGAGCAGCGCCTGGAACCACTGCCGCGAGTTCGTGCTGAAGGTGCGCGGATCTCTGCGGCCTATGAGCTGGCGTTCGAGATGCTGCGTGCACATGATGCCGAGAACACGAATCCGCCGGAGCCTTCCGGCACAGTCTTCTGGCATGGAGGGAACTTCACAGCCGGCTAGACAGCAGACCACACACTCCGTTAGACTGACAACTTCTTCAACTTCACGAGACACACAAATGACTTCCATGAAATTCGCCAAGGGCACCGCCGTCAAGTTCACCCGTCGCAACGGCGAGACCGCCAAGGGCAAGGTCACCAAGACCGAAGAGATGGCCAACGGCACCTGGTGCTTCATCGACTGCGGCATGCTCGGCGTCATCAAGGCTCGGCCGTCGCAGCTCAAGCGGGTCTGAGCCATGAAGGACTTTGGACGTTGGTTCAAGGACCAAGCGGTCAAGCCGGAGCCGGTAGACAGCCCACAGCAGATCAGCGAAGCCTACATGGCAGCGGCGCAGCAGCCGCCTGCGCTGCATGGCGTCAACTTCCCGCAGGCACTGCTCGACGCACTCGGCCTGCCCAAGTACACGAAGAGCTTCAACCTCAGCTGCGCCTGCAACGCAATCGCCACGGTCTTCGGTTCAGCCTGGAACAAGGACACCGGCATGCTGGAGACCTTCGCCTACGAACTCACCATCGCACAACTTCAAGGATTCACCAATGCTGTACAAGACCACGGAATTACGCGGCGCACGCCTTGACCTTGCGGTCGCGCTGGCCGAAGGCTACAAGCTGGGCACTGGCCAGCCGCGCACCGCGGCGGGGATCTTGTTCCCGCTCTCGATCCCCGGTAGCGAGTACCTCACTGCTGTTGGCTGGGACGTGGCCACCGAGCAGTGGGGCGTGAACATCCGGCGCTACAGCTCGGAAGACCGGCACGCAGGGCCGATCATCGATCGGGAGAAGATCAGCACGTTCCCGGAAGGCTCTGGCTGGATGGCAACGGTTGGCTCGACCGTCGATCTGGTGATAGCGTTGAGCGACACCAGGCTCGAAGCTGCGATGCGCATGCGTGCCTACCAGTACCACGGCTCGACTGTGGAGTTGCCGGTATGACCCGCGGCGTCGACCCCACGCAGGGCACGTTCGATCCGCGCGACTGCTCGCTGGAGCAACGCTGGGCACTAGTCTTTAACGTGCTGCGGAATCTGGAGAGCGGCATGGCGCACGTGTTGCTGGGGTACAAGCCGAGCATTGCGCTGGAGCCGGCCACAGGGCGCAACATCGGCGCGCACGAGATGAAGGAGCCCGAGCAGGGGCTGAGCTTCGACACCTTGCGCAAGGCGAACATCGCACGCTTGCCGCAGTTCAAGAACAAGCACGGCGTCATCGCGCACAGCGAGCCGGACGGCAGCGACTGGTCTCCTGCTCAGTGGCTGCAAGCGCTGGTCGGTGAGCTGGGCGAGTTCGCGAACATCCGCAAGAAGTACGAGCGGGGCGACTTGAGCTTCGATGAGTACGAGATCGAGGCGCGCAAGGAGCTGGCCGACGTGCAGTGCTACCTCGACATCTTGGCGCGACGTTGCCTTGACGCTCGAAGACTTCCAGGCTGCTTTGACAAGGCTCACCCTACCGGCGTCGATCTTGGCGCCGCGGTGCGCGACAAGTTCAACGAGGTGAGCGACCGCGTTGGCTGCAGCGTGAAGATCGTTGGCAACAGCGTCGAGGGTGGGTAATGTGCAGATGCACAGATGACCACTCTGTGATTGTTCACCTGAAGTTGGTACAGCAGCCGGGTGCAGTCACGGACACCAAGCTCATCAGACGACTTGCGTATGACGCGCTGGAACAGGCGCTACAGAAAGTGCTGCTGGAGCTGGTGCGTTTAGAGGGTGCCGACTCAGGGCTTGGGGCTTAGGGCTCCCGACACTCTCACATGAAACAGGGGCCTGCTGAGTCGGCGGGCCTACTCTACTTGAAAGGAAGACCATGTTCAACTTCAACTGGTTGAAGAGACTGTTCGGCGGTGGCGGCAATGTTGCACTGCCTGAGCCAAGGCGCATCCCTCCGATGCCGCAGATCTACGGGCACAACCCGAGACCCACCTACCCCAAGCCTCCGGCACCGCCGGGGCCGCCCAACGTTCGCTTCAAGGCCGAGGGAGTTTCTCGTAAGCCCATAAGGGACGATGAGATTCTTGTGCTGCCAAAGGGCGGAGAGGTGGTCTACTTCTACGGTCACCCGATCGAGCGCAGCCTTGACCGTCCCTCAGCATGGCCGCCGCTTGACACGGCGCCGGCTGTGTTCGAGTCCGGCAAGGGCGGCGAGTTCGATGGTGGCGGCGCGAGCGGCGGGTGGGAAGCACCGAATCCGGTCGATGTGGCCAAGGCCAGCGTCTGCAAGGACATCCGCATCGACAGCACGCCGATCGAGCGCTACGAGCCGCCGTCGAGCTGCAGCTCCGACAGCAGCTCCGACAGCAGCAGTTCGGACAGCAGCTCCAGCTCAAGCGACTGACCATGTGGAAGCAAACCAATTGGCGGGTCGAAGAGCTGATGAGCACCCTCACGCTGATCGTGACGGAGTTGGAGTATCTCGGCTACGTCGTCACGATCGACCTGATTCCCAACACCCCCCTCGCCATGGGAAACTACGGCTCGCATATCAACGTCAGGTCAGCAAGGAGCCGCTATGCGCCCGGTACACGAGATAACCGAACCCTTGTCACCCCTTGGAAGCCCCAAGCGTTTGACGGACCCGCCCAAGAACGACCAGGACCAATCCAAATGCTTGACGAAGGTTGAGGGCAAGCCTCACCTTCGTCAGAACGCCCAAGGCCAACTGGAGACCTATCAGCACGTCGCTGGTAGCCGCTGACCATGCTGTACCCCGCGGTCAACTCAAACATCACCTACAAGGACAGCACGGTCGACATTCCCCACTGGGGTGTGTCGTTCCGTGCGGTCTTCGGTGCAGCCGTGGCTCAGCACGACATGGTCAAGAACGGCCGACTTGTGGCCGTGACCCTCAAGGGTGTCTACATTGGCACCATTCAACTGGCCGATGGCCGAGAGAAAGCAAAGCGTGAAAGACTTCATCAAGGTTCTGCGTGACGCAGACGGCAACCAGGTAGCGTTCCTGTGTGGCAAAGACCCAAGCACCGGCGAGTGGATGTTCATGGGTCTGACGATCGGCAACGACGGCCAGTTCGTTGACACTCGCATCGGAGGCACGGAAGAGCAGATGCAACATCTGTTCGCTCAAGTCAACGAAGATCTCGTGGCGACGATGCGCAAGCAGGCGAGAGACACCGTGACTGGGGCTGCGAACAACGGGCAGGTGCACTGACATGAAGACCTGCAAGACCTGCAAACACTGGGTGCCGGCCGGCGGTGACTTCCGTGCCAATGACTTGTGCGAGCCGGTAGACCCGGATACGTACATTCCAATGAGCCGCGGCTTTGAAGTCCGCATCTGCAAGATGCCGACGCAGACCTTCGCCGAAGCCGTGGTGGAGCCCAACGGATTTGGTATGACGGACGCCAGCGGGTATTACGCAGTGCTCTGCACTGGAGAAGCCTTCGGTTGCGTGCGCCACGAAGATGCAGGCCAGCTTTGATCTCAGTGACGGGCACTGTAGAGGCCCACTTTTCGGACAGCTTGCTATACGAAAAGGCCCGAAGGTCTTTGGTTCCCGTCTACCAGGAACTCATCGCCGTCGCCATGAGAGACGCGCTGTTCCGCGCTGGGTCGACAAGCCTGATCTCGGTCAGTTCTACCGGCTCGCGCGCATTGCCACCGCTGCCACGGGAGTGCGCTGGTCGGTGGAACACATCGTGCCGCTGCGGCACCCACTGGTCTGCGGCCTGCACTGTCCCGCCAATCTCACACTCAGCCCACTTGAGGCGAACGTACTGAAGGGCAACCGCTGGTGGCCCGACATGCCTGAGACACAGGCTGAACTCTTTGAAAGGATCTCCACTTGAAGCAAGCCTACGAACACACGAAATTCAAGCCCGAGTCGCTAGCAATGATCTCGCGCATGACGGCGATTATCGACACCTACCAGAAGCAAGGCTATCGGCTGACGATGCGCCAGCTCTACTACCAGTTGGTCGCGAAGGACTGGATACCCAATACGGTCGAGAGCTACAAGCGCATCACGATGCTGGGCAACAACGCCCGGCTGGCCGGTCTGCTGGACTGGGAGGCGATCGAAGACCGCACCCGAGATCTGGTGCAGCAGGCATCGTGGTCTTCAGCATCGAGCATCGTCGAGGCTTGCGCCGATCAGTTTCACATGGACATGTGGGCCACGCAGAAGATGCGCGTGCTGGTCGTGGTGGAGAAGGAAGCTCTCGCCGGCGTGATCGACCGTACCTGCACGAAGTGGGACGTGCCCTACCTCGCGGCGCGTGGTTACCCCAGCGTCACGATCTTGCGTGAGATCGTGCAGAGCTACTTCTACAAGGCGTCGAAGGCGAAGCAAGAGCTGGTGATCCTGCACCTCGGTGACCATGACCCCAGTGGCATCGACATGAGCCGAGACCTGGAGCAGCGCTTCAACCTCTTCGCCAACCACGACACGCCGAACCTGAGCATCGATTTTCGTCGCATCGCGCTTAACCGCGAGCAGGTCGACGAGCGCGACTTGCCACCCAACCCAGCCAAACAGACCGACTCACGCTTCAAGGAGTACGAGCAGGTCCACGGCGACGAGTCGTGGGAGCTTGATGCTCTGTCACCTGTCGAGATGGACGGCATGATTGTCGAGCATCTTGAAGAGCTGATCGATCGAGACGCTTGGGAAGCCCGCGAGCAGGAAATCGAAGAAGGCAAGGCGAAGATCGCTGACGCCGCGGAGTGGATGAATGACCAAGAAGAAGAGTAACCCTTGGGGCTTGACCCCACGCGAAGAGCAGCTGATGGACACGGTGATCCTGTGGGGCGGCAGCAAGGCCGCGGCCCGAGAGCTGGGCATGGCAGTGAAGACTGCGGAGGCCCACATGCTGCGGATTCGCAAGCGCATGGGCATCAACGACCGCAGCCAGTTCCGGCACCTGCTGATGTGGGATCGTTTCAGACACGAAAAAGGCCGCCCGGAGGCGGCCTTGCAGCGAGCGGCGTAGCTTACGCTGAGGCCGGTTCGGCAGCGGCGGCGTTGGCCACCTTGTGCGTCAGGAACGAGTCGAGCGTGGCGCCGGCAGCGATGCCCGCGACCAGCCAAGCCGGCTGCTTGCCTTTGCCCGACCAGGTCTTCGTGCCCGAGCTGTACTTGCTGGCGGCGACGAGAGCCGCAGCGTTCAGATCCTTGAGCGAGACGCCGTTCTCTTTCATGTGCGCCAGGATCTCGGCGATGACGCCGGACTTCTGCGCACGGAGTTCGACTTCGGCCGCAGCCATCTTTTCATCGAGCTGCTTCTTCAGGGTTGCGATTTCGTCGAGAATGGACATGACATTGTTCCTTGTTCAGTAAGTGGGTTGAGTAGCGCTACTCACAGCGCATGCGAATAGTAGACAGAGTTAGTAAGTTTGTCAACAGGAGAAGACAGTGAAGTTCAAGACACGCGATGAAGAGCTTGACCATACACCACTCGACTTCGGCAAGCACAACGGCAAGACGCCGAGTGAGATCGCCGAGATCGATCCGAAGTACGTGATCTGGATGTACCACGAGTTCGACAACCAGCCGTGCAGCAAGGTGCTGTACAACGCCTGCGTCGAGGCTGAGGAAGACGACCCAACCCACAACGAAGACTACCCACGCTTCCGCTAAAAATTCACGTTTACGAGGGCTTGATCCGGCCCTCACTTTACGACAGAATCATCCCCTCTTAGAAAGGATCACGCGCATGGAATTCTCCGACTTCCTCTTGCAAATCACCCGACCGTACTGGTCGCCGGTGCACCCCACCTACTACATCCAGCGCGAAGGCAAGCACTTGGTAGGCTGGGGTTTGTGCTATCCCGAAGACATCGGCGCATTCAATTTGATGTGGCTCATGTCTGGTGCAGGTGGCCCGCCTGACGACTATGTGCGGTACAGCCGCGAGGCGCTGTGGGTGTGTGGCTACTCCAACTTCCCGCTCGGTCGTCTCACTCTCGGCATCGCCGCTGCAACGATGCCCATCAAGCGCTTCAGCGCCTTCCTCGACGCGCACCCGCAGCAGACTGTTCTGTTCGAACCCCTCAAAGACGCCTTGCGCCTGAAGGTCTGAGGTGAGCGCGCAGCTCGCACCGAGCGCCCCGGCGCTCCGGGATCTCCTGTCGGTGCTGAAGGACCACCCGCCTCCGTTCACGCTCCGGCCTGACCAGATCGAGGTCATCGAAGACAAGATCGACTACCCGCGTGCGGGCCTCTATGCTGAGGTCGGCACGGGGAAGACGGTCATGGCCACCTATCTCACGCTGTGCTGGAACGCCGACGTGAACGTGGTGATCATGCCGCCCATCCTGTTCAAGCAGTGGCATCGCTGGCTCACCTCGATCCCTGGTATCGGCGACGTGCTGATCTATCGCGGCACGCTCAAGCAGCGCGCTGCGATGGACCTGACCAAACCGAAGTGGATCTTGATGTCGATCGGCATCCTGAAGAACGACTACAAGCGAATCCACAATGCATTTGCTGGCAAGACAAAGACCATCGACGTGGATGAAGCCACGTCAGTCAAGAATCCGGCGTCCGCTAACCACAAAGCGGTGGCGAGTCTGGCCGAGGATTCGAACCTTGCCCTTCTCACAGGGACACCGCTCAGTACTCCCCACGATGCCTACGCATACGTCAAGCTGATCACGCCGGGCATCTACCGGAGCAAGACCCAGTTCGAAAACATCCACGTCGCCGAGCGTGACTTCTTCGAGAAGGTCACGGAGTGGAAGAACCTTGAGCTGATGCAGAGCAACTTGATGATGCACAGCGCGAGGCTGCTCAAAGAGAACGTGCTCAAGGGGCTCAAGAAGCCTAACTACATACCGATCGAGTACGAGCTTGAGAAAGAGCACAAGGCGCTGTACGACGTACTTGCCGAAGAGCAGATCTTGCTGCTCGAAAGCGGTGGCAAGATCGACGCCACATCCGCAAGCAAGCTGTACAACGCGCTGCAGCAGATCATCGTCAACTGGGACTACTTCTCCGGCAATGAAGATGCGCGGTCCACCACGTTCGATCTGATCGATCACGTCATGGACTCGGCTGATGTGATGAACCCCGCCAAGTCCAAACTGATCATCGGCAGCTACTACCAGATCACTTCCGCAAAGATCCTGCAGTACCTGCAAGAGTTCGGCGCTGTTGGAATGTACGGCGCGATCTCGCAGAAGAAGCAGGAGATCAACAGCGAGCGATTCAAGTTCGATCCGACTTGCCGTATCGCAGTGATCCAGCCCGCATCGGGTGGGTTCGGTAGCGACTATCAGCACGTCTGCTCCGAGGTGCTGTTCGCCGAAGCTCCGCGCATGCCGCTGCACTTCAACCAGGTCGTCGGCCGCGTCTATCGCGACGGCCAGCCCAACGTGCCGAACATTCACATCGGCATCGCAAGCGGCACCATTCAGAAGCATCTCTTCGAGAATCTTCTCCACAACGACCAGCTGCTCAACCGAGTGCAAGGCGGCTTTCAAGATCTAAGGGATGCGGTATATGGCAAGTGATCGACAGACCGAAGAGGTGACACTGGTCGAGGCGGCGGCAGCGCTGCTGCCCTTGCACCAGTACGCCAAGTGGCAACGCTTGCGGATCTCGCACCGGATTTCTGTGCACGAGGGCTTGGTCCTGGTGCTGTGGAAGGCGAAGGCAGATGGGTCGCCAGAGGTGATGGACTCGTTCGAGTTGACTGGTCTGCACGTTGACTTCACGCACGGCGTTGAGCTTTGCCTGACCAGCAAAGAAGAAGGCAGCACTCTTGTTGCTCAGCGCCCGACAGAGCTACACCCTGATGTCTTCGTCTGGTGCCCGTACCACAACGATGTGCGCTGGCTGCCGAACACCAAGGTGCCCGGCCGCAGCGTACTGCGTTTAAGCCTTGCGATGAAGATGAGAAGTCACCCGACGCACTGGGTAGCAGGAGACACGTACCTGACCCCAGTCGGCGAGTTCCGGCACAAGTGGCCGCAGTTCGCAAACACGAGGTTCTGATGTACAAGTACGTGCAAATCGTTGGGGGCGAAGAAACATGGCAGCCCATTCCGCTGCCGATGTGGCCTGCCTTCTGCGCCGAGAAACGACCACGCTATTCGACCGTGCTCGCTGTGTCGCAGATGGTCGACGACCTATCGCGCGAAGAGATCGACAAGCTCAAGTACGAGGGTCCGATGTACCTCGACTGGGACTGCAACGACATCGACACGGCGACCACGCAAGCCGTCAAGCTGCTGTCGGGCATGGAGGAGCGCGGCCTGAAGATGAGCACGGTGAAGCTCTTCGCTACCGGCGGGCGCGGCTACCACTGCGAGATCCCGATGGAAGTCTTCATGCCCAAGGCACCGAAGCTCGGCGTCGTCAACCTGCCGCTCTTCTACCGTGAGATGGCGCTGGCTGTTGCAGTCGACCACCTTGACCTTCGGGTCTACTCGGCGCGCAAGGGGCGCATGTGGCGCTCGACGAACGTGCAGCGCGAGAACGGGCGCTACAAGGTGGCGATCACCTGGTCCGAGCTGAAGGCCATGACCACCGAGCAGTACACCGAGCTGACCTCGGCGCCGCGCCCGCTGATCCAGCCCGAGCCGGCCGCACAGTCGATCGACTTGACCTTGCTCTACGACAAGGCCGTGCAGGCGGTTGACGCCAAGCTGGCCAAGCGTCGCAAGAAGGCGATGACCGACAACAGCAAGCTGCGCCAGACCAAGCTGCCCTCGCTCGATTACATGCTGGCTGGCCAAGGCATCAAGGCCGATGTCGGCTTCCATCAGCTGTCACTGCAGCTCGGCATCGTGGCCGATGCGATGGGCTGGAATGAAGAGACGTTGGTGGCCAAGGCCGCTGGCTTGATCGAGACTCATGGTGGCGACGGCAACCGTTACAACACGCCGGACAAGCGTGCGACCGAGCTGGTGCGCATGCACCGCTACACGCACGACAACCCGTGCTACGAGTTCTCGATCGGTGCGATCAAGACCTTGCTCAGCCACGATGCACCAGACCTTGACGGCATCCCAGTCACCGAGGCTGAAGTCGCGGCGAACATCGAAGCGGCTGCGAATGCACCGGCTGAAGCCAGCACCGAGGTGCCGGTCAGCGATGCGTACAACGACATCGCCGCTGGTCTCGACATGACCAAGTACGGGGTCTACATCAACACCGAGGACGGAAAGAAGCGCATCTGCGCTCTGTCATTCGATGACGTGGTGATCCTGCGTGACACCGAGAAGAGTGCGGTGTCATGCTACCAAGCCACGGTCTTCGTCAACGGCAAGAGCGTCGGCACGCAGACCCTTGAGCTGGACACCTTCTCTGGTCTGCAGGCCTTCAACAAATTCGCCGGGCGCTACGCCCACATCATGCAAGGGAGCGATGCTCATGTTCGATCACTTCACATGCGAGTAGCGCAGAAAGCTATGAGCAACGACAAGGTCCGTTACGTCGCCAAGCGCGAAGGCCTCGACGTACTCAACATCCCCGGCCACGAGCAGACCGAGCTGCACAAACCTTTCATGGTGTGGGCAGACAACCGCGGCGTGATGATGGAGCCGCGTGCTGCAGCCACCGGCATCACGATGTCCTTCCAAGGCTACCCCGACACACGCGGCATCTACCGCACGGATCTCAGCGACGCGCCCGAGCTTGCGGACTGGGCAGCCACGGAAAGTAAAGAGTCTTTCCGCAAGGCCTTGCACTCGTTCATCGGCTGCCAGAAGCCCGACGTGATCGGGAATTATTTGGGCTGGTACACGTCATGCTTCTACCGGATGATGTTCAACAAGGTCTACCAGAAGTTCCCGTTGCTGCATGTGAATGGGTCAGCTGGTGCAGGCAAGACCGAGCAGAACCGGGCGATGTTGTCGCTCTTCTACTTCAACCAGGAGCCGAAAGAGCTGACACCGCAGTCCAGCCTGTTCGCTCTGCAGCAGCACATGGCCGCATCGGCAAGCATCCCGCTGCTGATCGACGAGTACAAGCCGCACGAGATGCCGCCGGATCTGCACAGCAAACTCAAGCTGCTCTGGCGCGATGCCTACAACAACCGCGAGATCACGAAGGGTGGCGGCAACCGGGACAGCGAGGATTTCCGCTCTCTGAACCAGACGCAGATCTCGGCGCCGGTCTGCTTTGTCGGTGAGGTGATGGAAGAAGAGCCGGCGACGATGGAGCGTGTTGTCCTGGTCACGGTGGTGCGACCGCCGTCGTCGGTGGCTTTGACCTGGTACGCACGCTTCATGCACTTCGTGGCCGAGAAGCAGAGCATGGCGGTGATCGGTCGCCACCTTGCGGCCGACATCGTCCACAACTACAGCCTGGAGCAGTTGAAGACCGAGTTCGATGTGATGTACAACGCGGCGCAGGCGCACTACATGCTGACCGCGCAGGACTTGACCGATGGCATCACCGACGAAGAGATGCGGCGCAAGCAGGGCGCGAAGCAGCGCTCGGTCTACAACTTCACCGTCAGCAAGTTCGGCTTGCGGCAGTTCAAGCGGATCATCGATCTGGTGTACGGTGAGGCAGAGTTTGCCGAGCAGTTCGCAGTGCTCGACGATGCGATCTACTCCCGCATGCAGGATCTGTTGCCGGCCACGCAAGCCGAGTACCTGAAGGTGCTCAACACCTTTGCCTCGATGAGCTACGAGGAAGAGGACTCGCCATCGAAGTTGGTCAAAGGCCAGGACTTCGCAGTCTTCGACTTCGGCGGCAAGGAAGCGATCGAGTTCTCGATGCGTCGCTGCTATCACAAGTACCGCGTGCACTGCAAGAACATCAGCTACAAGCCGCTCTTCTCCGGCGACCCTGCTTTCCTGCACGCCATGCGTGACTCGACTGCTCTGCTGGAGCAAGGCGCATCGCACAAGCTGGTGGCGCCGGGCGGCACGTTCGTCTTCGACATGAATGAACTTCGCAAACTGGGGGTGGATAACTTCAAAGGCACTTGACACTTCTACTGAACTCGCTAGACTTCTCTCGTGGTCTTCTCTTGACCACTATGTGACTACCAACCTGAATAGGAAATGACACCATGCTGATTCGCCGCAATCCCAACGCCACCGCCGAAGCTGCTCCCGCAGTGGAGACCGCCGCACAGACCCCCGTGCAGCAGACCGTGGCTCCCGCCGACAACCCCGCAGCCGGCACCACGCCGCAGACCGCACAGCTCGGGGCAGCGCAGACGCCTGCGTCAACCACAGCGCCGGCCGCCGTGCAGATCCCCGTCAAGCCCGCCGTGCAGCAGCAGCCTGCCAGCACCCAACGCGCCGTGCTGGTGCGTCCTCCGGGCGCCCTGACCGCCGCCGTGAAGGCGATGCCCGAGCCGATCTTGAACGCCTTCAAGGACGCTTTCACCGTCGAGTACGACACCTTCGAGCGACTGAAGGCTGGCGCTGGTGACATCCAGGACAACAGCGGCAACAGCCTCGGGCGCGAGATCGCGATCGAGCTGCGCTCGTGGCAACACGCCTGGGACATCGGCATGGGTGACGACTCGGCCAAGGCCAAGGAGTACGTGCGCTACTCGAACGACGGCGTGACGCTCAGCGATTCAGGCCAGACCATCGCCGACTACCTCGAAGAAGTTCGCCCACTATTTCCGAATGCCAAGGTCGCACAGAAGATGGTGCTTGTCGGTGTGCTGCTGGCCTCCGAGAACCCCACCAACCTGCTCGATCGCACGGTGCAGGTCAGCCTGTCGTCGCAGGCCCGCAAGACGTTCGACCGCTTCAACTTCGACCGCACGTTCGACGTGGCTGCAGGCAAGCAGCCGGCCGAAGGCTCGAACATCCTGAGCATCAAGGCGGTGCCCAAGAAGACCGGCACGAACAACTGGACCTTGCTGCAGGTCGGCCCGGCCGAGTTCGCTGAGGGTTGACCCAGTGGCGCCGCTGAAGAGGCTGTGGCGGCGCCTTGCGAGGGCAGTGCAGATTGTTCTGCACTATCTCGCAGGGCTGCTAGAGTTCTACTTCCCTGTTCCCAGCGGCCCACAGCTGCTCTACCTCGTCTTCTCTCCCACCACATCACTCACTTTGAAAGGTGAAAAGATCATGACAGTCATTCTCAAACAAGGTGCGACCGTGACCCTCCGCGCAGTCGATGCCGCCGGCCTCGACGTTGCTCCGAACACGCCGGCCATCTGGTCGGTGACCGAAGGCTTTGTCGTGGTGGCATCTGCCGACACGCTCAGCGCCAATCTGGCACCGGCCGACGAAGCCGTCAGCGCAAGCGGTGTGCTGACCGTGTCCACGCCCGACCAGCTGTTTGTCACCGCTGATGTCGTCTACACGGCTGCCACGGTCTCGACGCCGGCCAAGCTCACCTTGACCTTCGCCGACAACGCCGCACCGGCTGCTTAACCTGCAGCGCCCCGAAAGACCCGGCAGTGCCGGGTCTTTTTCCACCTACGAAAGACAGGCATGGATGATGTGACACCCCGGATAGTGTTGGGCGACTGTGAGACGACTGGGCTGAGCGCACTGGCCGGCGCTTGCGAGATCGCGCTACTCGAACTCGACATCGACCTGAATGTCTTGAATCAGTGGGAGTCGCTGATCAACCCTGGCGTCGAGATCGAGCCTGGTGCGCAAGCGATCCACGGGATCTCCGACGCCGATGTCCGCGGCGCGCCGACGATGGCCGAGGCCATGGGCTTCATCTTCTCGGGTGAGAAACCGCCAGTCATCTTCATCGCGCACAACGCCCGGTTTGATCGTCGCTTCTTCGGTCCGCACATGAACATCGTGGCTCAGGTCTGCACCTTGGAGATGGCGCGCAAGCACATGCCGGCGGCACCCAACCACCGGCTCGGCACCTTGCGCACTGAGCTGGGCTGCCCCGAGCGGCCGGCGCACGAGGCGATGGGCGACATCCTGACCGTGCTCGATGTGCTCAAAGCACTAGTGCCCCTCACCGGCCGCAGCTTCGCCCAGCTGATTGGCATGGGCGACAAGCCGAGCATGCTGTACGAGATGCCCTTCGGCGAACACAAAGGAAAGAAGATCACCGACATCCCCAACGACTACCGCAACTGGCTTCTGCAGCAGGACATCGACCCCAACCTCAAGTACACCCTCGAAACTCTCCGAAAGGCACGCCTGTGAACTTCTCTGAATACATGCCCCTCGCTCTTCGCACCGCGAAGCCCTTCCCTCACGAACAGCAAGTCAAGCACGCGCTGCTCGGTCTGGTCACCGAGATCGGCGAACTTGCCGACAACGTCAAGCGTTTCGCCATCTATGGCAAGCCCTTCGACGCCGTCAACATGATGGAAGAAGTGGCCGACTGCTGCTGGTATCTGAACCTGTACATGCACGAGATGCATCTCGGCGGCAAGCTGGTCGATGACATTTGGGAAGAGACGAAGGTCGGGTTCTTGGCGGGCAAGGGTCTGTCAACGGACCTGTGGGATCTCGTTGACATGGCGCTGATGTCGGCTGCACTTGTGGGCGGCGTGGCTGTCCCTGAGAAGGAGCGTGGCGTCTCCAACCGAGAGATGGTTGTCGGCATCGCTACAGGCCTGTGCGGTTATCTGGTCTACGCAGGCTACACGCTCGACGCAGCGCTGACCAAGAACATCGACAAGCTGGCGCTGCGCTACGGCGACAAGTACAGCGACTACATGGCGCTCAATCGCGACACCGGCGCCGAGCGCAAGGTGCTCGAAGGTGGCGCGAGCTGACCGCCGCGGCCCGCTGGTTCGGGCCATCGTCCAAGCATTCCACAGGGCCGGCTTCGGCTCTGTGGACCTTCTGCAAGGCGAGATCAAACACCTCGATCTGCCGTGGCAGGTTCCACCACTGACCGGCTCTACGCTCGTGCTCGAAGGGCTGGGCCTGCAGGAGTTCATCGATCGGCGCGAAGGCATCACGTTCGATCTGCTGTACGAGTTCTGGATCAACAGCTTGCACGACATGTTCCGCAAGCCGGACAAGGTCATCGGTGCCTTCGGCTGGAAGCGCACCTCCAGGCTGCTGCACAACACAACCATCGGCGATCGGCATCTGCGCTTCTGTATCCCTGAAGGCTTCCCTAACAACCTGGCAGAGTATGCCGGCGCGATGTTCAGCATGGAGGTGGCCTACACGATCTCTATGTCCCGCGGCGCTCCACTCGTGCAGACGGCTTCGGACTTCTACGTCGAGACTCCCGAACGTGGTCCGGTCGGCGTTGTCGCCGGCATTCCCTTCGCTCCTGACTCGCCTTGGGATGTGCCGGTGACCGGTCTGATAGAGGCGCTGGCAACGTCGCCGCGCGGCGCAGCCATCACGTCATACCGCCATGACCCGCTCGCACGCATGCGTTCACTGGTCTTCGAAAACGACAGTCGCTTCCACGAGGCCGAGGCGCTCGACTCCGCACTGCAGATGCTCTACTTCCTGCAAGGTGGGGAGCTTAATGATCCGCTGCCTGAAGCAATCCTCGCAGCCGTTCCGCAAGTGCGTAGCGTGCAGCGGCAGATCGGTATCGTCCAGGACTGCGTGGAGATCTTGCAGGAGTGGATGGCCAACGACAGGGTCAAGCTGCTGCAGCTGAGCGAGAGGCTTGTGCCCGAGGTACTGAACAAGCATGACTTCGCTGCGAAGATCTGGAATTTCCAGCGCGACCCGCCGCTGGTGATGCGCGAGAGTTCCAGCAAGAAGATCAGGGAAAGCCTTACGCAGTTAAGGCAAGATCTGATTGACACTCTTCCCGAAGCAGAACGTTCCATCTACAACAAGGACCAAGAATGAAAGACACATTCGTCATCGGCATCACAGGCGCTGGCGGTGCCGGCAAAGACACAGTCGGCCAACTGCTTGGCTACCACATGATCGCTTTTGCAGGCCCGCTGAAGCAAGGTCTCATCGCGATGGGTTTCCCGGAGCCGCCGAACAGGGTGGACAAGGAAGCGCCGATCCCCGGCTACAAGTTCTCCTGGCGGCAAGCGGCGCAGACGCTGGGCACCGAGTGGGGCCGCGCGCTGCAGCCCGACATCTGGCTGGCCATCACCAAGTCGCGCGTCGAGCACTCGATGTGGGCGCGCGTGACGATCACCGATGTTCGGTTCCACAACGAAGCCGACTGGGTGCGCGAGCGCGGTCTGCTGGTGCACGTCAAGGGTCGCGAGACCACGATCAAGGAAGATGACCGCAAGCATGCGAGCGAACACGGTCTGATCCCTGACGAGAAGGACTACATCATCAACAACATCGGCAGTCTCGACCAGCTTCGCGTCGACGTGCTTCAGTTGCAGCAGTACATCAACGCGGCCTGTGATGCAAGGCGGGCATAGTGACAATCTGGACCGCGCTGCTGAGCTTCAGCAGATCTACAACGACTCAGCTCTGGAAAAGATTCGTGCACTTACTGCACCTGAGTCTCACCCTGACTTCGACGGTGCTCACTGTCTTGATTGCGACGGTGACATTCCTCCCGCTCGGCTTGCTCTCTGTCGCATACGTTGCGTGCATTGCCAGACGAGCAAAGAAAAACTTCAAAGGTTGATCGCAAGATGAAGAACCCGAACGAGCACCTTGTGCTCTCGACAAAGTGCTTGCCCACCAGCATCCCGCTTCTTTGGACGGTCGTTGCCTGGATGCTGACTGACCTGTACACGATGCCTGTTCTGGTGGTTTGCATTCTTTGGGCCTACATCTTCTGCAAGTGGCTCTACTTCATCGCCTCTGAGGTGCTGGATGTGCAGATGGACATTTTCGAAAACTTCCGCTTCGCAAAGAAAGAAGAAGACTGATGCGCATCGCATTCGATATGTCCAGCTTCATGTGGACAGGACTCTTTGCAGGTAAGGACACCGAGAACGGCTACGAAGTCGCAAGTCCGGTGGACCCCGACAAGAAGGTTTGGATCAACTCGGCCAAGCACGGCTACGAGAACGTGATGAACATGATGGTCGGTGCTCTCGACCAGTTCGGCCTCGCGCCCATCGACGCCATCCTCGTGTTCGAAGGCATGCACTCGAAGCAGAAGCGGCGTGCGTTCGACCCGATCTACAAGGCTGGCGAAGACAAGGCCCCTGAGAACTACGCCGAGTTCGAGAAGCTGCGCGAGATGATGCGCAACCTGTGGCGCGGCCTTGGCTCCACGCTGATGTCGCAGGACTTCGTCGAAGGCGACGACGTGCTCGCCTACCTGGCTCGCGAAGCCGAACAGGATCTCGTCATCGCCACCGGCGACGGCGACCTGACCATCCTGCACGGCACCAACGCGCACGGCGCCAAGATCATCGTGCGGCGCAACCATGACCCGCTCGGCCAGCATCCCTACGGCCCGTGGGATCGCCGGCTGATCACGCTGTACAAGTCGCTGGTCGGCGACACCTCCGACAAGATCCGCGGCGTCGAAGGCTTCGGCGTCAAGTCATTCCAGGCGATGCTGCTTGCCTATGGCGAAGACGGTATGCACGAGCTGCTCGACCTGCTTGCAAAGTCGGACCTTGGGCCTCTGTACCCACAGGTCGGCGACGACAGGCTGATCAAGATGATCGTCGACCAAGAGAAGAACGCCGTCCGCTCCTACCGCGTGGCACGCCTGTACCCTGAGTGGGTCAACACTGCGCAGGTGCCGCTGGTGATCGAGGCAGGCATGGTGACGCCGCGGCCTGCACAAGCCGATGAACGTGTGTCCAAGTGGTATGGCGAGACCTTTCTGGTCACAGCTGACAACCTGCAAGGCTTCGTCGAGTGGATGCCGCGCATCATCGAAGAGTCGCCGTTCGCCACGTTCGACATCGAGACCTCGACAACCGACGCAAGCGACGAGTGGATCTCCGCACAGAAGGACGGAGACCGCCTTGACCAGCTTGGCAGCGAGCTGACGGGCTTCAGCCTGACGCTCGGCAAGAACACGCAGTACACCATGTACTTCAGCGTCGACCATGCCAACACGAACAACATCACGCTGGAGCAGGCGCGCAAGGTCATCGAGATGATCCCGAAGACGATGCATCTGGTGATCCAGAACACTGCCTTCGAGCTGTGCGTGTGCTATCAGGAGTTCGCCGAGCACTGGCAGGACAACGGCTACCGCGGCTTCCTGCCCAATGTCCTCGACACGATGTTCGAGAACAGCTACGTCGACGAGAACAGCAAGCTCGGGCTAAAGGACCGCTCCAAGCGTGTGCTGGGCTACGAGCAGCAGACCTTCGACCAAGTCACCAAGCTGGCCGGGCCTGTGGGCACGCTGCAGCCGGGCGGCCGGCAGCTCCGCGTGTTCGAGCATGCTTCGAACATCGGCGAGATTGTTGACAGCGAAGTGCAGTTCCCGATGGAAGAGTGGGAAGAGCGCCGCTACAAGATGAACGAGCTGACTGCTCAGCAGGTGGTCGGCTACGGCTGCGACGACACCATCTGCACCGCGGCACTGCACGTCTACAACCGGCTCGTGATGGAGATCGAGCACACATGGCAGGTCTACCTCGAAGTCGAGATCGATGCGGCCTACCAGCATGCCGTCAACTTCCTGACCGGCATGGCTGTGTCAGTGGAGAAGATCAACGAGCTGAGCGCGGCCGATGACATCGTGTATGCGAATGCCTGGAAGGTGGCCAGCGCCTACCTCATCGAGAAGAAGTACACAGGCACGCAGCCGCCGGTCTACACCGAGCTGACCGCAGCCGACGTGAAGGAAGCCTTCACCATCTGCACCGGCAAGAAGATGGACACAGCGATGCGCACGCTGTCGAAGCTGGTGACACACTGCCGCGAGATCGAGAACGAGCCGTCGTTTGCGCTGGCGCTGCAAGCGGGTACGAGCGGGCCGGAAGGCCTTGCGCTCTTCAACAAGTACGTGACATCGCACTTCAAGGGCGAGCCCGACAACCCGCTCGGCTCACCCACAAAGATGTCCAAGCTCATGTACGAGATGATGGGCTTGCCGGTGCGTGTGCGCAACAAGGCCACCGACACGATGAGGCAGGCCGGCATCTACGAGGGCAACCCGAAGACCGATCAGCTCTCGATCGAGTACGCCTTGCAGATGGACGCCACGCCAGATCAGAAGGGCGTGCTCGAAGCCTTCAGGCTGATGCAGATGGTGCGCACCCGCCGCTCGCTTTACTACTCAACCTACCCGTACTTCGTGCACTGGAAGGACGGCATGATCCACCCGTCGCACAACCAGTGCGCGACGAACACGCGGCGGGCAAGTGAGAGCGCGCCGAACAAGCAGCAGCTTGCGAAGCACCAGAAGATCGACGGGCAAGCCGCGAAGATCCGCGAGTGCGTGGTGCCACACAAGCGCAACGCCGTCGTGGTGTCGATGGACTTCGAATCGCAAGAGCTGAAGATCATCGCCGACTACAGCGAAGACCCGAACTTGGTGGCCTGCTATGTCGGCGACAACAAGAAGGACGTGCACGCACTGACCGGTGTCGGTGTCTACAAGTACAAGCAAGCAGAGCGCCGGGCCAAGGGCGCTGAAGTGCCTGACCTGAACTACGAGCAGTTCGAAGAGATCCGGCACGGGCACAAGTCGCACCCGCTGTTCCAGTTCGTAAAGGATGATCGCAACCTCGGGAAGAAGGTCAACTTCACCACCGAGTTCGGGGCGATGGCGCCCAAGGTCGCGCAAACGCTGCTGGTCAGCGAAGAGGCAGCGCAGGCCTTCATCGACGCGCGAGAAGCTGCGTTCGCTGAGGTGGCACTCTGGAAGGAGCGCGTGATCGCCAAGGCCCGTGAGGACGGCTTCGTGCGCACGATGAAGGGCGCGATGCGCCACCTGGCTGAAGCCTTCAAGGGCGACCGCTGGGTGTCGAGCAAGGCCGAGCGGCAAGCCGTGAACACCAAGGTGCAGGGCTCGGCTGGCGAGATGACCAAGCTGGCTGAAGGCCGCATGTGGAAGGACGGCCTGTTCTTTGACTTCGACGCCATCTGCTACGGCCCCATTCACGATGAAGTGGTGGCGTCGGTGCTGATCGAAGACCTGCCGGCCTTCATCCCGCGCATGCACGCCTGCATGGTGGCAACGTTCGCAGACATGAAGATCCCGATCACGTCGAGCATCTCGTTCGGGCCGGACTTCTACAACCAGACCGAGATCGGTGCAGAGCCTACAGCAGCAGCCATCGCTGAAGGCTTGGTCAAGATGTACAAAGCGATGGCAGATCGTCAACTTGAAAAGGAAGCAGCATGATCCATGACAGAGTAGTCATCGATTACACGAACTATCGCGGGGAGCGCAGCAAACGACTGATCCAGCCGCACTTCATCTCCTTCCGTAGCAGCCAGTTTCATACAGAGATGCAGTGGTTGCTCGCTGCTGTCGACATTGAGAAGAACGCTGATCGCGACTTCGCGATGAAAGACATCCACTCATGGGAGCCTGCGCCGTGATCCTCTTCGCCGGCATCTTCTACGTCATCTTCAGCGCCTGCATGAGCAACGCGCTACCACCCTACGTTCACCCAACTTCAAAGGAACAACATGAAAACCAAAACTGATCTTCTCGACCACGGCTTCGTCCGTCTCGTCTCCTGCATGCAGCCCATCCCCCAGTCCATAGCGACTCACGATGCCGTCTCGCACACCACCAGCGGCTATCTCAAGGCCGACCACGGCGACTGGTCCGGCGATCTCGAAGTGGTGCGCAACGCTCGGGTCAGCTACGACGCTGACTGGCGGGTCGGTGAAGACGAGAAGGACGCCAAGCTCATCGCCTACCTGATGAAGAACCGGCACACGTCGCCGTTCGAGGCGATGGTTTTCACGTTCGAGGTGAAGGCTCCGATCATGGTGTTCCGCCAATGGCACCGCCATCGTATGTGGAGCTACAACGAGCTGAGCGCTCGCTACGCTCCGTTGCCGGAAGAGTTCTACGTGCCGGAAGTCGGCAACTTCGGCACGCAGTCGAAGAGCAACAAGCAGATGCGCGACGACAGCACCGAGCTGACACCCGAGATCGAAGCTCGCGATCGGCGCTGGCAGGAAGAGCAGCGCGCCCACATGGAAGCCGGCTTCGCGCTCTACAGGAAGCAGATGGACGAAGGCATGCCGCGCGAGCTTGCGAGGGACAACCTGCCCTTCGCCACCTACAGCCGCATGTTCGGCACGGTGGACTTGCACAACCTCTTCCACTTCATCGGCTTGCGCTCGGACAACCATGCGCAGCACGAGATCCGTGTGTACAGCGATGCGATGCTCGACCTGATCGAGCAGATCTGCCCGCACTCGGTGGCCGCGTTCCGCAAGTTTCGCCTGGAGGCCTGACATGGAAGTCTTCGCCATTCGCCACATTCCGACGCAGGCCTTCATGCCGCAGCGCAAGCAGCAGAAGGGCAGCAGCCACTGGACTCCAGGCATGGTCGACAGCGACTACGAGACTGGGCAGCCAAAGCTGTTCCACAACAAGCATGCTGCGGTCTGCGCTATGGCCTCGTGGCTGCGGGGGCGTGTGGAGCTGGTGGTGCAGCAAGGCCCCGAAGACCCTTACCCTGAGCACGTGGCCAAGGTCCGCAAAGACCCGACGCGGAGAAAGCAGGATGTCGAGGTGGTGACCTTCATCCTGATCGAGCAGAAGATCGTCACGGCGACGATGGGCAAGCCGCGCTTCCACGGGGCTCTGGCTCATCTGAACAAGTGAGCTACATCTACCGCTGCAGCAAGTGCCGCACGCGGAACACGTTCAAGAAAGCTGTTGTGAGCTACACGCAGGTGAGAGGTCTTCCACCTCTCACCGGTGCAGCGTTGAAGAAGGAGTTGAAAGCAAATGGGGGTCGTCTATGCCGGCATTGCGGGCACTATCACTTCTATGCAGATCGCGAACGTGTCAGTCGTGTGGCCTGTCGCTGCCACGGCTTCCATTTCCCACATCGACTGGGAAGCTCGTTTTGCTCCCAATCCAAAAGAGCTGACCTACTTAGAGCGATACGCGATGGAGCGACGCCATCGCAAATCATGGAGCTGTCCGTCGACCTTGCATGGGAGACTGGCGGCGTTGAAACCAAAGTGTGCCCGTTTTGACTGGCGCCAGAAATTCAGGAGACAGATGTGAAAGCAGGAATCATCATCGACAGCTGGAAGCTCGGCATCTTCGAGCGCCATCTCAAGCAAGGTGGCTACACGTGGGAGCAGCTGCCGGGCATCGTGCCCAAGACCATCAGCCTGTTCGTGCAGAGCGAGAACATGCGGGCATTGGGTGTGGTCGTGCAGGCGGCCAACGATGAAGCTGCACTGACTGGAGATCAAGATGTTCGGTGACGACAAGAAGACCAAGGCCAAGGGCCAGCAGGGCAAGAGTGCCGAGGCGATCGTCAAGGCTTACCTCGAAGGCCTTCACTCGCAGCGCCAAGCCTTCGACTGGCACCGCGGCTACGACGCCAGATCTGCCGGCGGGAAGTTCCAGCGCATCGCCGGAGACTTCAGCTGGTACATGCCGGGCAGGCACGGGATCATCGAGGTGAAGGAGGTGGCGCACAAGGAGCACCGCTTACCCTACAAGAACTTCGAAGACTCGCAGGTGGGCAAGTGCCGCATTCGCGAGATGGCCGGCGGCGTGGTGCATGTGCTGGTCTACAGCTCGATCACGAAGACGTGGGTCAGCCCACCTTTGGAGCTGTTCCGCACACGGCCTGGTCCGGCGTTCGGTAGCTGGGATCTCAGCGGCTACGTACAGTGGGAAGACGTGCAGCCGATCCTGGATCTCTGACACATTTCCTGACTCTGTTGACATCGCCTGAGGGCGGTGTTATTCTTTCTACACCTTAACTGGAGAAGACCTTGAAGATCACCCTCGACACATCCGACGACAAAGAGCTGCGTGGCCAAGTCCGCGTGCTCATCAACGAGCACCTGCTGACCATCACACGCGAAGAGATCCGAGAAGCAGTGGCGCACACAGTTGAGAGCATGTGCAAGCCTGACGCGCTGAAGGAGTTGGTGCGCGGCTACAACGTGACCGACATCATTCGACAAGAGGCTCGCGCTGCAGTCACTGCACGTCTAGAGCAGGTGTTCAAGTGATGGCCAAGCTGCAAATCGACGGCGTCGACATCGCCGAGATCGAAGGCTTCGAAGCCGAAGGTCTTCTTGGCCTTGCCAAAGACTTTGGCCTCGCTAGGCTCAACAACCGCCTGTGCATCGAGCTGCGGCGGGACTACGGCCACCCACAATTTATCGATGTGCGCGTCAAGCCTGTCGAGGTCGCCACAACCTCTCTGGATCTCATGTTCCGAAGGTCATATCTGTGAAGCCCCTCTTCCACATCAACGATCTGCACCTCGGTGCGATCCGCACCGGCGGCACCACGCCGGCCACAGCGATGCAACTACGAGCCAACCTGCTCGCCGACTACGGCGGTCTGCTCGATATGGCCGGCACCGACGACGTGCTGATCAACGGCGACTGGCTCGACACCGCAGCGATCCCGCTGAGCGACTTACTGCAAATCTACAAGATCACCGCAGCGTGGCTGGAGTGCTCATACAAGCCGGTGCCTACCCTCTACGCTTCTCGCGGCAACCACGACATGACGAAAAACTCGGCTGTGCTGTCGAGCTTCGACATCCTCTGCGAGTTGTTGTCCTTGAGCTTCCCTGGCCAAGTGGTCGTGATCAAGGAAGGCACCACGATTGACGAAGGCGTGTACGTCATCCCACACGTGGCCAACCAAGACCTGTTCGAGCTGGAGCTGAGCAAGGTGCCGGCCGACACGAAGTACCTATTCCTGCACTGCAACGTGTCGAACAACTTTGCGGCGAAGTCGGACCACTCGCTGAACCTGTCGCTGGAGCAGGCTGCCACGCTGAAGGTCGAGAAGATCATCGTGGCGCACGAGCACCAGCGCCGAGAGTACCTGGACAACAAAGTCCTCATCGTCGGCAACCAGGTGCCGAGCAGCGTGGCCGACTGTCTCGGCAACGACATGAAGTACGCCTTGCGCATCACGGACTCTGGCATCGAGTGGCTGCCAACGTGGACTCGCGAAGGCTGCTTCGCTGAGCTGGACTGGCAGATGCTGCAGCCGCTTGGCATCACCGACTTCGTGCGTGTGGTCGGCAAGGCGACGGCGGCACAGGCCTCGGACGTGATCACCGCGATCTCCAGCTTCCGCAAGCACAGCGAATCGCTGGTCATCACCAACGCTGTCGAAGTCGAAGGAACCAACGACGGCGAATCGCTGCAGGTCTCGCTCGAACAGATCCGCTCATTCTCGGTGCTCGAAGAGCTGCTGAAGATCCTCAACGAAGAAGAGCGCGCCACCGTGACTGCGCTGCTGGAGAAGCACAACAATGTTTGATCGTCTCACTCTCAAGTTCTTCCGCAAGCACGAAGATCTGACCATCAACTTTGCCCAAGGCCTTGTGGCCATCCGCGGCTTGAATGAAGCCGGGAAGACCACGGTCCAGGAAGCGCTTGCAGCTGCGCTGTTCGGCTTCCGCGCCTTGCGCCAGCCGCTCGACCGATGCGTGACGTGGGGCCAGCCCGAGAGCGCGCTGCGCATCGAGCTTGCATTCCACTTCGATGGCGTGAGCTACACGATCGTGCGCAAGAAGTCCGGTGCCGAGCTGAACTACGCTGGCGGCAAGGTCACTGGCCAGACCGAAGTCACTCGCTTCTGCGAGAACCTGTTGGGCACCACTGCCGACACAGCCAGCAAGATGATGCTCGCGTCGCAAGGTGCGCTGCGTGGTGCGCTGGCCGGCGGCCCGAGCGAGGCGGCGGCGCTGATCGAGACGTTGGCCGACTTCAACCTCATCGACCGGATCGTGGAGATGGTGCAGCACGACCTGCCCACCGGCGCGACGAAGGATGTCGAGACTCAGCTGGCCACGCTGGCTGGCCAGCTCGAAGCTGCGGCGGTTGAGCCGCTGGACACGGCGGCGATGGAGATCGAGATCGACGCGCTCAACAGCCGCATGGGCGCGGCCTACGAAGAGCAGAAGCTCAAGTCGACAGAGCTGAATGCCCTGGCGCTCGGCGACGCGCGGAAGGCCATCGTCGACGCCGCCGCGGGCGTGCGCGACGCCGATCAGGTGTCGCTACGGATCTCCGAAGTGCTACCGGCCACTGTGCGCCTGCTCATCCAGCCGACCACCACGCAGGAGCAGGTCGAGGACTGGCGCAAGGCGCTGTTCAGCCGCGTGCAGGAGGACGCTGCGCTGACGGCCTATGGCCAGCTGCACAACCTGCCTGTGCCTGAACTGGTGTGGGCTGGTAGTCGTGCCTCATTGGCAGAAGCGCTCAAGGATTCACTGCAGACGGTCAACAACTTAATCAACCAGAACAACGCCCTGCTTACTCGCCGCGCTACTGTGGTCGCAGGCCTGGTCAAAGAACAGACCTGTGCCTTCTGTGACAAGGATCTGGCATCGGTGCCTGAAGTCGTGCAGCGCAACATCGCAGTGAATGCTGAAGTGGCTGAGATCGACACGGCTGTGTTGGCTTGTGAGACAGCCTATGCCGGCACTAAGGCTGAATATGATGAGCTGTTGCTACTCGACCAGCAGGCGACCGCATACGAGCGGGCAATAGGGAAGCATAGTGCCTACATAGAGATCGCTGACGATCAGGTGCCACACAGCTGGAAGTGGAAAGGCGAAGTGCCGCAAGCCGCTGGCGAACGACCGGCCTACGCCGAGCTGATCGCCAGGGCTGAGGCCGAGCACCGCGCATACTTCAGCTCGGCGTCGGACAAGGCGGCCAGCGAACGGCAGCTCTCAGCACTGCAAGGGCAGCTGGCGGCCTTGCAGGCGGCGCAGGAAGGCCTCGAAGCTGCCGCGGTGCTGGCCAAGGCTCGGCTCGACGCTGGCGACGCGCTGGAGCACCGTGTGCGCGTGCTGGGCGACGAGATCCGCGACGTGAAGGCTGCGCTCGACGCCAAGCGGGTCGAGATGGAGCACAAGCTGCAGCTGCACGCCCAGCGGGTACAGCAGCGCCACACCCTGCAGGTCCAGCTCGACACTGCACGGGATCGGCTCGCAGCCATGAACCGGAACAACGCGCTTATCAAGAAGCTGCGCGGCGCGCGGCCGGCGATCTCCGACAAGCTGTGGACGATCGTGCTGGCGTCGGTGAGCAGCTACTTCTCGTCGGTTCGTGGCGTGCAGTCGGTGATCACCCGCACAGACGGCGGCTTCAAGGCCGATGGGCAGGACGTGGGCGGGCTCTCGGGCTCGACGCTCGATGCGCTCGGGCTCGCGATCCGAATCGCCCTCACCAAGACCTTCCTGCCGAACGCCCGCTTCCTCATGCTCGATGAGCCGGGGGCGGCCTGCGACGATGAGCGCGAGACCAACATGCTGGGCTTGGTGGCATCGGCCGGCTTCGATCAGACGCTGCTGGTGACGCACAGCCCGCTGGTCGACGCCTTCGCAAGCCAGGTGGTGTCCTTGTGACTCCGAACGAGGCAGTCGAGCGCTTGGGCGGCTTGCCGCTCAAGCGCTACTGCGAGATCTCGGGAGAGAACGCCAACACGATCTACCAGCGCATCCACAAGGGCCTCTGGCTGGAGGGGGAGCAGTACGTCAAGCCCTTCGGGGCTGGCGTGTGGGTGCTGCTTGACGGTGTGCGGGCGTGGGCGCTTCGGAAGGGTAGAGCAGATCCGGTGCCAACGTCGAGCTTTTGACAAGCTCTGTTGAGCCTGTACGTTCGCTCAGAATGGACGAAAGCCGTCGAACGCACTCGTCGTCGACGGCTTTGAATGCCTCTCCAGGGACAAGGTAACCACGGCGCGTTCCCGCGCCGTAGTCCACCTTCACCCGAGACTCAGGGCACGTTTGCTTCGGCCGCGGCACCGGTCTGCGCGTCTTGTTCGGCCACGGCGACCTTCGAGGCTTCGGCAGCCACGACCACGCTGTCCATCTGCGCCAGGATGGCGTCGAGGCGCGCGGGGTCGACCACGATACCGTTGGCCACATCGGCGCGCAGCGCTTCCAGTGCGTCCTTGGTGGCGCCGGCCACGGTGATCAGTTCGTCGGTCTTGTCGTTCGATGCCGTGACAGCAGCGGTGAGGGATGCCACAGCCTCAGCTGCTTGGGTGGCCTTGGCTTGCAGTTCGTCGAGGGTTGCCATGATTGCTCCGATGGATGGAAGAAGAGCCGAGAAGTCGGCGTGGATGTGAACTTCGAGACGTTGGATCGTGACGTGCATTATTGCACCAGTTTACACAAAACCAGCTCGTTGAGTGGGCCGGTGAGAAGAGGAAAGTAAACAGACGTACCGAGCTTCACTTGGGGCACCGAGCTGTTGCATTTCGCATTTGGCGGTGCAGTGCGCCCTGCGATGGCGGGGCCCAGCTTCCCGCTGTTGTTCGAGTACACCTTCAAGGTAGTGCTGCTCGGTGTCAGCCATGTGACAGCGCTTGGGCCGGGCGGCGTAGGCGCCACACCGCAGAAGTTGGCCGGTAGATCCGGGATGCTCACAACATAGGGCTTGGTCGCCAGTGCGAGACAAGCTCGATACTTCACAAGGTTGACTTCGTACTCATCCTGCGAGCCAGGTGCTGTTGCCGCGCTGTTCGATGCCAGCTCCCCATTGAGCGCGTCGAGCATGGAGGGAGCTGCCTTGATCCGGATAAAGGCTGCACCCCAGTCGTAGGCAGCTTTGGTCTTCTTCAGGCTCCACATCACGTTGACTTGATACCTGAGAACACCGTCCGGATAGATCGGGCACCACCATGCATCAGCAGTGGCCGCGTCGGTCTCCACAGACTTCGTCACAGACCCCATCGCAATGGGAAAAGGCGTGAAGATCGTGACAGGCAGGCAGCCGATGGCTGCCTGCACAGGCGCGCACAGCAGAGCCAGCGCCAAAAGAAAGATCTGACGCATGGCTCTCCCCTTACGGCTGGGCTGCAGCGATTGCCGCGGCCAGCGCTGCGCGAGCAGCGTCGTCACCGGCGAACAGGGTGTCCAGTTCGGCGTCGGTCACGTCGCGGCCTTCGGACTGGGCCTTCGACAGAAGACCGCCGATCTGCGCGATTTTGTCGGAGTACTGCAGCAGCAGCGTGATGATGGCGAGTGCGTTCATTTCGGCGCTCCTTGTTTCGTTGCGAGGTAGGCCTGCAGCGCCTTCAACGCCGCAGTCGTGGCTTCAAGTCGACCCTGCGCACTCGCAAGGTCGGTGCCTGACAGCGTTCGCGCGACGTTCAAGCCTTCACGCGCCACATCAGCCTGAGCCTGGATGTTCTGCGCGTCGATCGCCGAGATCTTGCCAGCTTGCAGCAGCGTGGTCGCGGTCTCGCGCACCGAGGTGTTCGCAGCAATGCTGACCGCAAGGTTCTGGTTGAAGGTCTGCGGCGTTGGCACGCCGAAGGTGCTGCAAGCGCTAACCAGCATCACCAGTAGGAACGCGGCAATGAAGCCGCGCGGATCGAGTCGTTTGAGCATGGGAGGCCTTTCAAGGCAGTGGAGGGAGACTCACACTTTAAGGCATTCCTTGAGAGCTTGTGACGCTTTTTGCGTAAGCTGTCTCCGATCATCGAGCCCGAGCTGGGCGCCCTGCACCGCCTTTGTCACACGCTCGACACTGTCGATCGCGCTGTCCGGCACCTTCTTCTCCCACCAAAGGATCGCGCAGCGCAGCGCCATGTCCGGCTGTTCGAGCAGCTCGGGCACGGCCACGATAGGCAAGCCGGTGAGCTTCTGCACCAAGGCGTAGTTGTCGTAGCCGGTGATCATCGGGATGCCGCGGCCCCGGTACTTGAAGCCCGACTCTGGCAGCGTGTTGCCCAGCCGGCCGCCGTAGACGGCGTTGCCGAATTCGCGAGGCTTGTAAGCCAGGCTGTCGGCCATCGGCACCAACGAGCGCCAGCGCGAGCCAACCGGGGATTCATTGCCGATCTCGCGGATTCGCTTCGCGCTGTAGTTCAGGTTCTCGACCAGATGCTCCAGCATCGCCGACTCGTGCAGGGTCTGGCCGACGAAGTCGTCCAGCTCGGCCTGCCCGAGCGAGAACAGCTCGGGCTGCACCCTGGCTTCGAAGACCTTGGCCCAGCTGGTCGCGGTGGTGAACTTCACACCGCAGTAGGCCAGCACGCGCAGCCACTGCGAGGCGGTGATCATTTCGGTGCAGTCTCTTCAACCTTGATGGGGGTGCTGTCGTCGATCTTCACGGGCGCAGCAAGAGGTGCAGCGCCGGTCAGCGCCACGATCGCCTTGTCCTGCTGGCTGGCGTTCAGCTCATCTTTGCGGGCTGAGCCCTGCGAGCTGCCGAGGTAGTAGCCCACAGCAAGGATCACGAGATTGACCAGCGTCTGCGTCAGCGCGTCGCCGGGCGGCTTGTAGCTGGGGAAGATTGAGGGCGCAACCAGCATGAAGGTGAAGTTGCCGATCAGCAGCAAAGCAATGAGACCTTGCATGAAGGCCTGAGGAACTTTGGGCATTTCCATGTCACGGCCTCGGTTGAATGCTGGGGCGAGCCTTGAGCACCGCAAGGCTCTCGTTCACATCGCGCAGCGTGCGCTGCACGTCTTTGACCTCACCTTTCAAGTCGGTCACAGCCTCCTTGACAGTACCTTTGTTCTCGATCACCTCCTTCTCGACCGCGGTGATGCGCGCGGTCTGCAAGGCCTTGTCGCTGGTGTAGGTTCCGTAGGCGATGAAACCGCCAACGACCATCACCAGGATGTTCAGCAAGGTGCCTGAGTCGATGTTCGGGTTGAACTGAAAGAACTTGCGGCGCCCGTGAGAGTCGAGCGGCATGGAGCCTGTGTCTGGTGCAGTCATGGCAAAGTCCCGGTGATTTCGAGAGTTAGGCAAAGGTCAGCTCCCATGTGTCTGCTGCATGCGTCTGCGGGCTGCTGGCTGAGAGCACCGTGCGGGGCACATCGAGCACGTTCCAGAAGAGCAGGTTCCCAGCGCTCACAGCATCGAAAACCGCCTCATGCGTGATTGTGCCCCAGTTGGCCGTTGGAGTGGGGAAAGCAAGGGTCAGGTTGTTGGCAATTCGACCGCTTGTACCGGTGCTGGCCACTGTGGTTCCAGCACCCTGCGTACCGCAGAGGCCAGCCATAGACGCCGGCAGGCTCTGGCGGGCGTAGGCCCCACCCGACACCTCGACGCCGCCACCAGCATTCGTCGGCGCGGTCGTGAACAGGCCGAAGAACAGATTGGCCGGCATCGTGTAGGCCACGGCGCGAAACACAAAATCGAGTAGCTTGTTGGACAGGTAGTTGCTCAACCCGCCAGTCAACCCCAACGTCATCGAGATCGCGCCTGCAGCCAAGCTAACCGGCACACCAGACCCGATAGAGATCGGACTGGGCAGTTCGCAGTAAGCGATGACATTGCCGCCAGTGATTGCGCTGTACAGCACTGCGTGTGTGGCAGTGCCCCACGCTGCACCCGATGTGCCAAAGGAGCATGAGTTGTTGTTGCTGATCGCGTGGCTGACCCCAGTACTGGCCAGCGTAGTGCCAGAGCCTTGAGTACCGCACCACTGGGTCAAGCCGCGCCCATACGCTTGCCGTGCATACCCGGTGCCAGAGCACTCCGTGATGCTGCCGTCGCTCGCTGCAGTCGCAAGCCCGATGTAGAAGAGCGAGATGGCGTTGATGCCCGCCGCTCCCTGCCCTCGAATGAAATCGGCAAGCTCGTTCTCGGTGTAGTTGGATAGTTGGCTCATGGTCTTCTCGGTCAGATGATGCTGGTGTAGATCGCAAAGAGCATACCGCCAGAGTCCTGGACTGTATGCGTCGCGACATCCCGAATCTCAAAATAGCCTTGCACAATGGCGGTCTCGCCGGCTGTCAGATTCAGTGTGTAGGTCACATCCGCGCCGAGGTTGTGCCAAGCCCCGGTGTCATCTGTGAAAGTTGCCACCAAATCAAAATCGGTAGGAATAACCGGGTCAGTAGAAGTGATGACTGCTCGTACCTCGTACTGCGCAGCAATCGACGATTCGACCGCCCCATAGAGCATCCAGAGCGGGTGCACATCAGACCCTGGATAGGTCGGGTCGCTGAGAAGTGTGCCATCGTTCTTGAACGTGAAGCTGATTGACTTCGGCGCAGCGAAAGATGTGGTCTCGGTGATCCAAGGATCTCCAATGTCGACGGTGTAGTAGTACTCGCCGCCGTCACCTGGTGCACCTTCACCGACAGGCGGATTGTCCAAGTCGCCGGCTTCACTGGTAGGCACTGGGCTCTGAACCACCCCACCAACAGGCAAAAACTCGTTGTCAGCAGCATGCACGCGGTTGTCTTCCGACACTCCAGAGAGCTCGACGATCGGCCCGGTCTCCGAGTGCCCCTTGTACTGCAAGCTCAAGATGCGCACCATCATCTCTGCGTGACCTTGCGGCCCGAAGATGTAGCGCGTGCGCGCTCGATCTGAATCGCTGAAGACCAGAGCGAAGGCTGGCGCTGATGCGAGCACAACTGTGTTCGAGTCGCTGCCTGGAGATGCGACGATCGCGGCGCCATAGTTGCCGTAAGGCCCCATGAAGCTGATGAAGTTGTCGACACCAGTCTCGAAGACTACGGGCTCGCTGAGCGTGATGCTGAGCCCGCTCACATCAACCACATCACCACTCTGTGCCCAGCCCGGCATCGCCGGGGCAAAGAGTACCGGACTTCCGTAAGTCGGCAGCCGGCCCAGCAGCTCGGTCTGCCACCGAGGGAACTCGCGGCGCCAGAGGTTGTCAGCGGCCTTGTAAGTACCCTCGCGTTTGGCTTGGTAGTACTGCGTGATGCCTGCAAGCCGCAGCGTCACTGGGTTGACCGGCGTCACAACACCAGGCGCCGGGCAGACCACAGGCACCCAGTCCCAAATGCGATTGTCGAAGTACTCAACAACAACTGCGTCAGCCGTTTCTGGTGTCGGTAGCGCATATCCGATCGTCGCGCTGCCAGCCACAATGTTGCGCCCACTGAAGCCTGCGATCGGAAGCGTCTGCATCTGATCGCGTGCCACGGTCAGCATGCCCATGCGCTGATAGGCAATAGCGCGACCCGCCTGCGTCACGATCTTCAACGCCTCACGCACAGTGATGCGGCTGTCGAAGATGATGTCGAGGTAGTCCTGGCGGGCTGCCCAAATGGCATCCAGGATCACCAAGGTGTCGTAGTCATGTGTGCTGAATGCCTGTCGCGCACCGTAATCTTGGTTGAGCCAGATGTCCTGAATCGCCCAAGCGATGCTGCGGGTCTCCGCAAGTGGGCCGTACACGCCTGTGGCAGTCTGCACGCTGAGCTTTCGGCGCGCGATCACATTCACCTTGCGCTGATTCAAGCCGGTCAGCTGTTCGCTGGCCTTCATCAGCACTTCCATGTGTGTTGCACCTGCGTGCAGAACTGCCCCATCGGCGTCGACAATGAAGCCACGCATCGACGCCCAGTTGACAGTGTTGACGTAGTGGTTGTCGGTGTAGAAGAGTGTTGTGCGAGTCATCCGCACCTCGACCCGACCCGGCGTAATGTCCACACCAAAGGTCCGGCGGATTGGTGTGCGCGTTGCCCCGGTGATGTTCGGCAGCATGATGTTGAACCAAGACGCCGAGCCGGTCACCGCGCTGGTGGGCACACCGAAGTCATCGACGTAGCGTGCGTCGACTCGCATATCCAATGGGAACGGCGTGATCGAGCCGTCGTTCTCCATGTAGCCGATGCCTTGATCCATCGTCACATCGATCTCGATGCGCGAAACAACGTAGCCTGCAGCACAGACTGTGTAGCCTGCGGTGAAGCGCCCAGCCTTCAGCTCTTGGCCTGCGATCTCCGGTGCCGTCACCACATTGGTTTGCACCAGCGTAGGCAATGAGCCTGGAGGCAGGATGCGATACTTCACATCTTCAAAGTTGCGGATGTTCGTGTCATCGATCATCACCCGCTCGATGGTGTAGTGGCCCTGCCCGATGCAGAAGACCGCGGCGTAGTACTGATTGTTGTTGGCGTAGTAGGAATAAGGCTGAGCGGCGAAGTCCGGAAAGGTCTTCATGCGACCATAGATGACCGGGATCGGCTGGTTCAGACGAGCTGAGTTGGCAGACAGCGCGACGTTATAGACCGACGATGCCGAGTTCGCGCTGACATCAAGTGCCTTGATCGGAATGATCGCGTTGATCAGCACTGTGGCCGCAAGGTTTGCAGCTACTGTCGCCACCGCGAGTTCGGTGCCTGACAGACCTGCGCCTGCAGGCCCAAGAAAATAGGCGATGACAATGATCGCAATGATCGTCAGTACTTGACGTGACGTGCCCTTGTTGTCACCGCCACCAGTCGGCAGCAAGTGCCAGTCGATCACGTCTCCTGGAAGCACTGGACGGAAGATCCACTCACGCTGCATCAGCGCGACACCATTGACGATCACCATCGCGCGCCCGCAACCCGGCGGAATCCAGTCACGAATAGAGCCGCCGAGCGAAGGGTGGTAAGCAAACAGCGGATCAACCTCTTCACCGTCGAAGGGGATGTCCCAAATACGGGCGGTCGGCAACAGCGCAGGCAAAGTGTTCACGCTTGGTATCTCCAGAAAGTCGGCTTGCGATATCCAAGCATCCACAGATCCGCGAATGAGATCGCAGACACCCCCTCACGCTCGATCGCATGGATCAAATGCATACGGTCATTCACGTGACTGGCGATGCCTACGTGTCTACCGTTCACATTCGATGTCAGCGCAATGTCGAACTCCTGCGGGATCGAGTCTCTCACTGGACGCCAGCCGCTCTTGGAGAAGACTTCCCGGATCGCCACTCGATTCGCTGCATCATCAGACAAGAAGCGATCGATGTGCACCAACGGCATCTCAATGCCGCGCACCGTGCGAAAGATGAAGCGCACAAAACCCCAACAGTTGAACGTGTCAGGACCGTCCATAGGCAAGCCGTCGTTGCCATCCGTGTAAGGCTTGCCGATATGTTCGTAGGCCCAGTGTTTCATCGCGATGCCAGTCCTGCGTATTCCTCTTTCGAGTACTCAGTGCGAGGGAACGGGTTGTTCGACGCGTCAAAGAACGTTGGGTTGGCAGTGACTGTCACATCACCAACCGAGACATTGCGCAAGATCATCTGCAATACAGGCAACTGCGCCGGACCGCTCAAATCATCGCTCGCGTAAATACGCTCCATGACTGTCACCGGCGCCGATGAGTTGAGTGCAAGTCGCAAGCGTTCGACCAGCTCGCCGCTGACTCCGTCGACTTCGAGTGAGATGCCTTGCGCCTCTCCGCTGTCTCCTTCGTTCGGCCCGGAGACACGGCACGGCAGCGCGGTAAACAGCACAGCTTCGCCTCCGTTCATTGGCGCTCCAGGTTCGAGCGTCATCGTCATGTCGAGATACTCGTTGACGATGCGGATGGCTTCCTGGTCTCCGTTCTCATCGACGAACTCGGGATGATTGAACTCGTAGCACAAGACCATCACGCGCGTGATCAGCTCTGAAGACATGGCTTCAGCGTAGGCTTGGCTCACTTTGAGGCCGTTGATTGCTGGCAGGTAGACAGGCATTTAGAAAGTGCTCCAGGTGTAATCAGCGTAGGTGGTGCGCCCGCCTGGATAGCCGGTGACGACAGCAGTGCCGGAGTTGGTCGTCTCATCCGGATTGCAGATAAGTTGGAAAGCCTGCCCGATATCCACGCCATCAACCGTCGCATGCACTGTGATGGTCTGCGTCGTGTAGAAGTTGCCTGGAAGCGTATTAAGCGCCCGGATGGTCGCACTGTTGGTATCGAAGTCACGAAGAGAGACTGTTCGGGTTGTTGTGCTTGTGACCGGAGAGAAACTTGGGGCTGAGAAGTTCACCGTGTCCACATTGACCACAGTAAAAGTGAACTCAACTACAGGCCCTGCCGCAATATCAACCGCAGTGTTGTGCGTAGTGACGTGCAGAGTCCATGGGTAGGTAAGTTCAGAGAACCCGCCGTACATCAGTCGGTTGTTCCCTGCCTGGCTCGGAAAGGAGGCATACATATCGTAGGGCCGTGTGCCGCCCGGCTCCATAGGCACAGCACCACCGCGCAGCTCAAGGTCCGCAGACACACGCCAGTATTCGTGCCCGATCAGCGTCCATTTCGGCACTGTAATGAAGCGTCGGTTGCCTCCAGTCAGCAAGCGAGAAGACGGCCAACCTGCAGAGAACCAGCCCCCACCATAGACCAGCTCATCCTTCCACCAGGTGTCGAAGATCTCGGCGTACGATGCCACGAACTCCCACTCGACTTCCTCGACACCGAGGAAGTCACGCTGACGCCCCAACACCTGCTGCAAGCCCTCGCTGAGCGAAGACACACGGCGGCGCTCGGCCGGCTTCAGCAGGATCTTAGATGGCCCTGGCAGGGTCAGAGGGTACTGGTTCATTGCAGGCGCACAGGCGTGAGGCGCAGGCCCCATGTGATCGTGGTGCCAATGTCTCCGGTCACCTGGAAGTACAGATACATCGTGGTGGGGTCGACGACCGTAGTCACGACCCAAGCAGACGCCCCGGCAGAATCATCAACGACCGTGAAGGTGTCCGTTCCAAGCAAGGCTGCCGTAGGCCCGCTCAGGTCATAGCTGGCCACATTCTTCGTGGTCGAGAAGAGATGCTCACCACTTGTCGAGTGCGCGACCAGCATCGCCTCATACCCAACGACACCGGGGCCAGCACCAAAATCCAAAAGCAGACCGTTAGAGCCGGAAAAACTGCCTGTGCCGTCGTTTGTCAGGTCAGTTGGTGTGGCATCAGTCGTAGTGCCGAAGTAGTACATGCTCTCAGGCGCTGCAGGCACAAGCGCTACTGCACGATTGCAGATCACATCGATATTGAGCGACCCTGGTACTCCACCCTTCACCGCATACAGAGCTTCAGAGCCGTCCGTGCTGGTGATCGCGGTCAGGTCTGTGAGTTTCGTATCAGCCATTGCTTACCCCAAAATCAGTTTTGAAACGCCGTCTTCGAGCAGCAAGTAGCTAACTCCGTCTTCGAGCAGCAAGTACTCAGCCGGCCCAACAGCGTTGGCAGTCGATGTGCCTGCCGCAGATCCAACACCAACATTGCTGCCCCCAACCCCACTGGCCACGGCAGCACCTGCCGAAGACCCCACCGTCGAAGCAACACCTCGACCGACTGCAGATGCAGTCGATGTGCCTGCAGCCGCAGCAACCAAAGGACCAGCTTTGACACCCAACACTGTCGATGTACCTGCAGCAGATCCGACAGGTGCCGGTCCAAAGTAGGTTGCATATTCCAGCGCAGCGACGACCGAACCTGACAAGGCAGTTATGTTTGGATTGAACTCAAGTGCGATCGTCACGCTACCGCTCAACGGCTGCTCGACCACCAGCAAAGCAGTAGCCTGTAGATCAACACGAACACTACCAACCAGCGTTGTAGGTTCCGGACCATCCTCGCTGCCCTCATCGAACAAGATCAGCTTGGCCGAGACACGCCACCAAAGGCCGCCGAGATACTCGACCGTGTAAGGCTCGAAGAAACGGCACGACCACCACAGAAGACCTGGTCCCTGGTTCTGGACCTGCGCAGAGAACTTCTTGACACCACCGCCCAGCGTCTCTTCGTAGAACTCATCGAAGTCCTCCATCAGCGGCGTGCTCAGCTCAAGCACCACATTGGCATACCGCGGTGCGCTGACCCACATGCGACGACGGATCGCCGCACCGGTCTGCACCTGTGTGTTCGCATAGAGCGAGATCGTCTCAAGCTCGTGCGTATCCCGCAGGAACGGTGGCGTCCCGTAGGGCAAAAGGATTTGCGGGAGTGCCATCAGCGACGCGGCAAGCCGTTAGCCCGATTCATGCCGTACTGGGTCTCGACCGCGTCACCAATCTGCCCCCCGCGCTGAATGTCACCTGCAACCTCGCGCTTCGTCTGATCGATGATCACCCGAATGATCTTGCTGCCATCCGGATTCTTCTTCTCTTCGGTGCGTGCCTTGCTGTCGCCGTAGTTGTGCACCTCGACCGACGTGTTGTTGCCGCCACCACCACCCATCATCGCCACGCCGAGCGCACCGTTGGCGCCTCGCTTCAGAGGCATGACAGCCTCGGGGCCAGCTTCGCCCATCTCGCCGCGACTAAACTTGCCTCCGCGAGCAAAATGGAACGGCGTGCGCTCGGTCACGATCGAGTTGGTGAAGGCTCCGCCCCTGGCAAAGCCAAAGACATTCCCCTTCGCAGAGTAGTAGTCCGTGTAGCCGCCATCACCACCAGGATCAACTCCACCACCGCTGCTGCCGCCACTACCGGTGACTTTGCCCAACCCACCATAGCCACCGCCACCGCCGCTATTCGCCAAGCGGTAGGCAGCCGCAGCCGCGGCATCGAGAGCCAGCTTGAGTGTGCCGAAAGCTGAGGTCGTGGGCGTGATGCCAGTGGTCTGCAGAGACGTGAACGCGCTTGATGTGTTAGACGCTGCCGTGTCAACACTGCCGATCTTGTAGTTGTTGCCTTCGTTGCTGTAGTTGGGGTTCTTGCCGCCTTGCGGAAAGATCGCACCAGCCACTGCCTTACCCATGTCAGCGAAGAGCGGCGCGATCTGAGTCTGATAGACCTCTTTGATCAGCGCGTTCTCGATCACATCGAGAAGACTCTTCAATGAGAACTTCCCGTTCTTCACGATATCCGCGAAGATGTCCTGCCCCTTCGTGACGAAGCCTTCGACCACTTCGTTGTAGGCCGACTCCATCTGCTGCACAACGTTCTTGAACCCGTTGAGCATCTTCTCCCAGTTGGGCTGTGCGTTGTCAGCCGCGATCTGGCCGAGAGCGGCGGCGTCCTTGTTGCGGGCGACAGTGAATTTGTCCACTTGCTCCTGCAGTGTGTCAGCACGCTTCTGAAGATAAGCAACATAAGGGTCATCGACCGGGCCTTGACTGGTGTCAGATGCGCGAGCGATCTCATCCTGCAACTGTGTCAGGATCGTGCGCTTCTCGCGCAAAAACTCATTGCTCGTCGCAAGTGCGGCGTTCTCAGCCGTGTAGTAGGCGACCTGCCGCTCGGTCAAGTTGGCTGTATCTTGCGCGATCTGCTGCTGAGCTTTTGCCAAGGTCACAGCTTGATCGATCTTGGCAGTCTCCTTGTCAAAGGAGTCATCGATCTTGCGCTCGCCACCTTGCTTCTTCAGCGCGGCCTCAGCCTTCAAGAACTCAAGCTGTTCCTTGTACTTCTTCGACAGGTTCGATTGACTGGTCTCTTCTGCGTCAGCCTTGCCGCCCTTGTTCTTGGCGCGCATTGCTGCAATGAGTCCTTCGGACTCGCTGATATAGCGTTCGAGCGCGGCGACCTGCGCCTTGTACTGCGCGTCAGCGATCTGCTCCGACTGAAATGCGTAAGCCGCATCGCTGATCAGCTTGTTCTTGTTGCTCAGGTCGAGCAGCTTCTGCTGATCGCCAAAGCGCTTAGCGATCATCTGCTCTTCTTCTTGGAACTCACGCTTGGCGCCAGAAAAAGCAGTCAGATCTGGCTTGACCTTAACGAAGGGAGTTGTCCCTGGCGTGCGGCGAGAGTCCGCAGCTTCCTTCAGCCGACGATCTTCCTGGCGCTGGCTCTCTTCCATGATGCCGCGCTGAGCAGCACGAACCAGCCCAAGCTGGGCAGTCTGTTGCTGCTCAAGTGCCAGCACCGCGGCTTGTGCCTTCCGGTAGTCTTCTGCGGCCTTGTTGATGTCGTTCTGCGCAAGGTACTCGGCCTCCGGCCCTGCGCCTGGAACGTTGCTCAGACCCTCAGCCTGAGTGAGCCGCTTCTTCGCCGCATCAGCCTGGCTCTGCACATCATTCTTCGCGCGGATCTGCTGAGCACTCAGCTCAGCCAGCACCTGCGCGTTCTGAATGTTCATGTCGGCCTTGCGCGCTTCCGTGCCGGCCTCGATCATGTCGTTGCGCTCTTTGAGGCGCTTGTGCTCCTTCTCCAGCGCCTCCACCTGCAAGCGTCCGGTGATGTCCGCGGCCTCAGCCGAAGTCACGTTAGCGCTCGCGGTCGTGCTCTTGTAGAGCATCCACAGGGTCACGATGCCGCCAAGCAGGAAGGCGATCGGGCCGAGTGCAGCACGCATCAGCGCAAATCCGGTAGCTGCTCCGCGCGAAGCAACACCTGCTGCTGTGGTAGCAATGGCCGATGCCTCTTGCGCGATGGTGTTGCCGGCAGTCGCTGCAGTGTTCGCCACAGTCACACCGGTAGTCGCAGCCATTCCGGTACTGAGCACAGGCCAGATCAGCGCGGTGGCAGCCACCTCAACCTTCATTGCGCGGTATGCGGTGGTCAGCGTAGTGACACCTGCGAGCACACCAGTGGCGATTGCCACACCCGCCATCGCACCCTTGAAGGCGATGTAGGCGGCGATCACCCCACCAATAGCCGCAGCGTGCTCAACAAGGAACACCGTCAGGTTGGCCACCGTGCTGGCCAGACCCTGCACTGCCGATTTGAAGTCGTCGGAGTTGAACGCTTGCTTGAGAGTAACTGCAACCTTCAGGACCGAGGGCTCGATCTCATCGAAGGCAGTCAGCAACGAGCCCTGCAAAGCGGAGAAGACGCCCTTAATCTGATTGGATGTCGTCAACGACATGTTCGCTGCTGCGATCGAAGCGAAGCCTGCAGCATCAACGATCGCTCGCTTGGCGGCCTGAAGGCCAGACAAAATCTGGACAGTACCGTCTGCTTGCTTCACCTCAACTGTCTTGTTGACAGCATCGAGCAACGAGGCGACATCCTTATTGCCTCGCTCGTTGGTGATCTGCGCAATGGCATTCTGCCGACCGCGGTTATCCAGCTTGTTCAGTGCAGCTGCCAGCTCGGTCACAAGCTGGACAGACTCCTTCACATTGCCTTGTGCGTCGCGCGGATCAAACTTCAACTGCTTGAGCGCGTTCACGACCTTGGGCGTCTCGGCCAAGATCTGCTGGTAGAAGTTACGAATCGAAGTACCGGCCGCAGTGTTCTTGATGCCGATGTTGCTCAGCAGTGCAACCTGCACAGCAACATCTTCAAGCGAGATGCCATACTGTTCCGCAAGTGGTGATGCAGTGGCGAATGCCTTGGCCGTGCCTTCAACGCTGGCCACAGACACAGCCGCAGTCTTGGCGATGACATCGCCAACTCGGTTGTAGTTGTCTGCGGTGTACTTGAAGGCAGTACCGATGGTCACCAAAGACTCGGCGGCCTTCTCGATCCCGAGGTCACCAGCAACCGAGAAGTTCAAGACATCCTTGATTGCCGCAACTTGCTGCTTCGCATCGAGACCAGCGAGTGACAGCGTCTTGAACGCTTCCGCGATCTCGCGCGGCCCATACGGACCCGCTGCAGCGAGGTCGAGCAACGTGGCCTTCACCTGGCCAACCTCGGCCACAGTATTGCCGCCCAGCTCCTTGATGATCGCGAGGGTCTGCTGGACCGCCGAGCCCAGCTTGACGGTCTGCACGAAGGCGTTGGACAGCGCCGCGCCGGCCAGCAGCGGGGCGATGTTGCCCCACGTCAGGAACATGGCGCCAAAGCCCGATGCAACCCCGCGCGCCGCGCTGTGCAGGTCGTTGAGCGCCGCGGACATGATCTTGGTCTTGGTGGGCGCCGTCGCAAGCTCGGCCTGCAGGCTCTTCAGGCTTGTTGCAGCTTGGGCAAGGCCCGTGGCCTGCCCACCGAAGTTCTGCTGCACCGTGGCCACCGGCAGGCCTTGGTCGAGCTGGGCCCGCGCACCCACCAACGTGCGGGCGCGAGCCCGCTCGTTCGATGCTGCGAAGGCGGCATCGAGCTTCTGATCGCGCTCACGCAGCGCCTGCACCTCAGCTTGGGTGTCGGCGTACTCTTTCGCTGCCTTCACGTTGTTGGCGTGCCGGCGCTGCATGTCGGCATGGGCGAAGGCGTCGGCTGCCTTGATGCCAGCCACCTCAGCAGCAACGCTGCTCTCGTGCGCGGCGACGCGCTCGGCCGCGGCAGCCATCTCGATAGCCTTGAAGCCCTGGTTGGCCTGCTTGAAGCTGGAGACCTGCTGCGTGGCCCGATCCTTCTCGATCTTGTCCCACGCATCGTTGATGCCCGACTTCGGGGCACGGCTGGCCCACGCGGCGTCCTCCTGACGGGCCTTGGTCTGCGCAGCCTGCCGGATGTCGCTCGACGCCTTCAGGCCGGCGGCGTACCGCGCGTCGGCCTCAGCTCGATCGGCAAGGATCTGCTTGGTGGCGAACGCCTCTGCCGCAGCGATGCCCTTGGATTCCACCGCAGCTGCCGCTTCAGCCGCAGCGACACGCCGCGCGGCTGACTGCTTGGCCAGCTCAGCAAAGCCCCTGTCGGACTGCACCATCGCTGCCGAGATCTCGGTGTTGGCCGCACTCTCGGCGCGCACCCACGCGGAGGCCTTGCTGGCAGCAACGCTGTCAGCAGTCGACTTCGAGTAGGCGGCCCACGCCGCCTCGATCTCGGTGTCCTTGGCTGACGGCGGGCGCGGATTGGTGAAGTCCCCGCCACTGAGGATCTGCTTGTTGGCCGGCGCAGCGACTTGTCGGGCCTTCAGCATCGCAGCTTGAGCAGCCACAAGCCGAATACCTGAGTCCTTCATCTGTTGCAGTTGAGCGTCGGTGAACTTGACGCCATCGGCAAGGTACTTCTCGTACTCAGCCTGCAGGCCGGCACGCTCTTTCGAGACGATGCTGCGGGTCTTCTTGCCTGATGTCTCGGCTTCGCTGGAGACCTTGCTGAAACCGCCCTTGATCGCTTCGGCAAGCTCGGCGAATGACGTGCGCAGACCTGCGTTTGAGTCTGCGAACTCGCTACGAAACTTCTTGATCTCTGCGGCGGCACTCGACAGACCGGAGAGGTCTGCTTTCCCGGAGCCTTTCAGAGCTGCGAGATTGGCGCGAAGCAGGGCCAGCTGCTCGTTAAGCCCGACGAGAGTTTCTTGGCCCTTTGCGTTTACGCCTAGCGCGAGTGACGGACCCATGTGCTCTTACCCCTTTGATGCTGGATTGTCGAGGGGAATGCCTTGGTCGACAACTGCAGCCCCAGTAGGGTTGTCAGCACGAGCAGCCACTGCAGCCAGGTAGGCAGCATCAAGACGCTGCACAGCCCGAAGGAATGTCAGACGTTCATCAGGGCTGCCGATCTCGAACATCTGGCAGTAAGCAAAGATGGCCTCGATCGTGATCGCAAGTGGCCCGCCCATGCCGTACCCACGGCTGGACGAGAGGGCGTTGAAGCCGCTATAAAGCCGACCGCCGAGCTGGTGAGGCTCGGGGCGATTCAGCAACGCTTTCGGGGTGATCCCGAGCTTCTCTTCGAGCCCTTCGAGGTACTCGATCTGGTGCCCCCACACCACCTGCCACTGGAGGCACTCGATCAGTTTCCCGTGACTTCTTCCTCGACTGCCAGCTTGTACAGCTCGAAGTCACTGGCCTTCGACATCACGAAGGCCCGGAAGTCCTTGATGCGGCTCAGGCGAATCGCATTCTCTTTGCTGAAGGGCAACTCGACGCCGTTCTCGGTCACGCCACTCCAGCCCTTCAGTACCGTGCTGCCAACGACTTCAGCCATCAGATTGTCGGAGAGGGTCTTCGAGGCCTTGTTCTTCATGTCGAGCACCTTCTTGTGCTTCTTGAACAGACTGTCGACCATCTTTTCGTAGGCGTCGGTCGAGGTGCGCGCGATGATCAGCGTCGCATCACCCAACTCAACGGGCACACCGTCCTCTTCTTTGCCGAGGTCGGTGGTGAATTCTTTGCCGATGTCCATGAGATCTCCAGATGAAAGCTGCAATATAGCAGCGTTGGTAATAGTGTCAAGTGTGAAGGAAGAAAAGCGGGACCGCAGTCCCGCCTCATCCCGGCAAGGATTACGGAACCGCCGGGCCGACGCGATCGATGAAGATCGTCTTGCGCAGCGCGGGAACCGCGTTGCTGTCGTCGGCCACCATCATCACTTCGAAGCTGGCCATCAGGTCTTGGTCCTTCGCACCGGCGACGATCTTCGACGACATGAAGTTGACCTTCGGGAAGCTGAAGACGTAGCCCGCGCCGGTGGAGTCGATCGACGACACTGCCAGCGAGGTGTAGGTGTTGGCCAGGAACTTGTCGTACATCGCACCGTCAGCGAAGTACATCTCCATCGTGGCCTTGAACTGGATGGTGCCCGAGCCGACGCCCACCAGACCCAGGATGCCGATGGCTTGCTGCGCGCGGTGGTTGTTGTCGTAGTCGAGCGACAGGCTCTTGATGAAGGTCGAAACCAGCGGCACGCCAGCTTCCCACACCAGGCCGATGCCGGACGCTGCGTTGTGGATGTCGTAGGTCTTCGATGCGACCAGCGTGCCGGGCAGTGCCGTCGCGGTGCCACGCGTGGCACCCTTGCCGATGAACTCGAACGAGCCATCGGTCAGCGCCGCAGCCTCGAACTTGAGCGACATCTTGCTGGGGGTCATGCCGCGGTAGGTCAGCACCTGCGTCACGTCGGGCGACTGGCGCTCGATGGTGAAGCTGGTCTGCGTCACGCCGTTGGTGAAGCGCGCGGCCCGCAGCTTGACGCCCGCCACTGCAACACTGGCGACGGCTGGCGTGCCCGCATCGAGCGTGATGACGGTGGTGGTCGGGGCGACGGTGGTCGAGACCCGCAGCACCTTAAGATCGTTGGCGTCGCCGGTCGCACTGACCTGGAAAAACTGGCCCAGCTGCAAGGTAGCCCAGCTGTCTGCGCCGGCCGTCGCCACGCTGGCGGTCAGCGTGCCGGTAGCGAAGGTCACCACCGATGCGCCGGCCGACTCGCCATTGGTGCCGAACACGGTCGGCGCGTTCTGCAGCAGCGACTGCAGGAACGGATCGTACTCGGCGTAGTTCAGGTGGAAGTTGAAGCCGCCCGATCCCTGCGCCGATACCGGCACAACGCTCGACAGCTGACGATCGGAGCGCAGCTCCTTGGAGGTCTCTTTCGTGACCGCGAAGTCCATCGACTCCCCGGTGCAACGCAGGTAGCTGCCGTTGCCGGCGCCCGGCGTCGTGCCAAAGACCGACTCCAGAATGTAGGCCAGCTGGACACGACTGGTTGAGGCAAGCGTCGGCATAGTTTTCTCCGAATGAGGAAGGCGCGATCAGCGCCGATTATGTACGAGGGTGGGTCAAGTGGCAACTCGCAGCCACCAGAAAGGAATCAAAAGCGGGTAACCTTCCCAGCCGTCTTTCACGAAATTCTTCGCCCCCATCGCAGAATGGGTGCGTACCACGCCAAGCTCTTTCAATTCGAGCCAAGGCAGGAAGTAGTCAAGCAGCAGGTTAGCCTTGCTACTGCCGGTGTTCTCTCTGGCCATCGCAGCCAGCACAATCTGGCCATATTGCCCACTCATGGGCTTATTCGACAGATCGAGCTGCTTGCCTGTGAGATTCACGATCGAGAAAGAAACCCAAGGCTCGACCTGCACCTTGGTGTCGATCAGGTCACGGTTTTGGTACTGCACCTTCGGTTTTGTCGTCGGGTATGCAGCGAGCGCAAGCTCGAACCGCGTCACCAGCGCCACTCGTGCAGCTTCGAAAGTCATTGCAAGCCTGGAGGTTGGTAGCTGGAGTAGAAGAAGGCCGCGTGCGCGATCATGTGCACACGACCATCAACCAGATTCTCCGGCCGAATGTAGATGGATTGAGCCTCGACATCGGGAGCGATCTCGGTCGGGTTGTAAATATAGACCCTCTCCGACCAGTTGAACGTCTCTTCGGCAAACCGGCGCAGTGAAATTTCCACAGCCGCCTCGTCCCCACGCTCATGCGCTGCGGCGTAAAGATCGAGCGGCCACATGATCGCCTTCTCGGGTATCGTATTCTCAGCTTCACTCAGCGCGTCGACACCCACATACCAGTTGGCTGCGAGATTCCCTGACCACTGAGGAGTGAGCTGCACGATGTCCTCGAAAATCACACCAACCCAGTGACGAAACCTCTCGTTCACCTGCGAGTTGAAACTCGCCTGCAGCGTGTTGAGCTGCAGGAGAAACGCATCGATCCCGGAAGTATCCAGCTCAACCAATTCGTGCGTGCAGCAGCCAGCTATCCAGCTCAGACTGGACTGACAGCACCCTCCAGGTTTTGCCATTCATGGTGAAGCGTGCCCCCACAGCCGGGGTCACGGCGGCCTGCCGCACAAGTACCGAGACATCGCCCGGCTCGTAGGTCGGATCTGCCTTCGAGGCGAGTTGGTACAGCCGTGCGTAGTCCACCAGGATCACCGTCGTGGCGATGTTGACAGTGCCCCAAGTGTCTGTCAGTGGGTTGTACGTACCGTTCTCGGTGAAGGTGGCCGCAACGATCGAGACCGGCCCGAGATCATCACACTGCGCCACGCGCAAGCCCTCGACCGGCAGGTAGGTGTTCCGTACCCGCAGCAGCACATCGGCCACGATGAACATGCCGGTGATCACAGTCTCGACCGGCGCGACGAAGACGTTCCAGGCGATCTGGTTGTCCGACTCGGTCTTCGTGTCCATGTTGTCGCGGTAGTAGTGCTTCTGCACGTAGGCCCGCATGCCGGTCGACGTGAGCACGCCGGCAGGCGTGGCCAGCAGGGCAAGGTCCGTGGCCTTCTTCATGCCGTACTGGACCCGGATCGCGCTGCCGGCGAAGCTGTCTGGCGACCCCACGCCCACAAGCCAAGCCTGGTCGTACAGCCGGATGCAGCGCCGCGTCGGGATCGTGAGGTTCTCGGGGATGTTGAGCACCCGGCGGCGCGCCGTGGCGCCATCTGCCGAATGGTCATCGAAGCTCGTGAACTGGCACTTGAACAGCGGATCGCTGGTGTAGGCGTCGTATGCCTGCGCGTCGTTGAAGCGCTTGGCGGCGTCCTTAAGGCGCATGCTCAGACTCCAGTAACAGGGTCAGCCCCCAGCGGGATTGCGGCCATCACATTGAAGACCGCGGCAGACGAGATCGGCGCGCTGGGCACCAGCACCAGATAGGCGGCCAGCAAGCGGGCCCGCATCAGCTCGTAGAACGCCAGGACACCCTCTCGCGTCGCCTTGTACGGGTCGCTGATCCGCTGGATCTCGGTCTTGGCGTCCTTGATGCTCTGTGGCCCGAACATCGGCAGGCTGGTGAGCAGATGCTTCGCGATCACGTAGGCGGCGTAGACCTGCATCAGATCCTTGAAGCGCTCCTGGTCGGCTGTCAGCACACCAGACAGCGCCAAGTAGTAGGGGCCGATGGCCGGCGTCAGATCATAGAGATCGAACGTCAGGATCTGCTCGTAGCTGTTGAGCGCGAGCACCTCATCGGTGATCTCTTCCGGCGCGACACCCAGTGCTGCGCGGATGTCGTCATACGAGGTGTAGTCGGTCAGCATGTCGCATTGTCTCGCAGGGCTGCAGGAATGAAAAGGCCCGCTCGTAGCGGGCCTCCAGACAGGTGCCTGTTGCGCTCAGGTCGCGGTGCCGGACTTCACGCCGCCGCCGAGTGCCGGAACGGCCTCTTTGGTGAGCATGGGGTCTTTGTCCGCGGCCTTCGCTTGGGTTTCTGCCGGGGTATCGGCAGCGCCCTTGGCCACAATCGCAACGCCGTCCGCATCGCAGTAGTAGAGCACACCGGCATCCACCTGCGCTGCGATCCAGCGGTTGTCGGCCACCTTCTTCGGCTCGCCAGCTTCGAAGCGTGTACCGTCCACGGCGTCGATCATCGGGAACTGGGCGTGGCTGTTGACGTAGACCATTTTGCTCATGTAGCTCTCCTGTGAAGTGGCGTTGTCGCTTACGCCACCACGAGGGTGTCGAAGGCGTCGGGGTGCAGACGGTAGCAGATCTCGGCGAACTGAACCATGAAGGCTTCGGTCTGGCGCAGAGCGTAGCTCTCGGCGGCCGACACGTCAGCGCTCGCGTTGCGCACGCGTGCGATGCCGTAGCGGCTGTCCAAGCCCAGCACGGTGCCGGCCGGCAGCGGGCCACCAGCGCTCGCATCGTCGACGATGAAGACCTTCACGTCGCCGATGACGCCGTTGACGATCCGCGCTTGCGGGTCGAGACGCGGCAGGGTCATGTCGATCGCGGTCAGCGACGGACGACCGGTGCGACCTTCGATCAGCAGGTACGTCGCCAGGTCGCACATCACCCAGTTGATGATGCGGTACTTGCGATTGCGGAACAGCCACTTCAGCCACGCCTTCTGCGTGATGGTCGTGGTCGCGGTCGCGTCCAGCGTGCTGGTGTTCACCGAGTAGCCCAGCGAAGACAGCGAACCGGTGTTGATGTCCAGGTCACCAGCGTAGATGTCGCTGATGTAGGAGTTCACCCAGGAGTCGCGCTCGACCATCAGCTGACGGCTGACGGACATGCCGACCAGATCCAGCGTGGTGGCCTTGAGAGCCTCTTTCGAGAACTCCATGCCCAGTGCGTAGGTCGGGATTTTGCGGGTCACGTCCGAAGTCGTGAACTGCATCATCGCGGCCGGGCCGGCGAGCTGCGCTCGGCGCGAAGCCAGCGCGCTGTTCGGGCCGTTCAGGGTGGCCATGTTGATCTGCGGCTGCTCGAAACGGTCACCGTTGATCGAGAAGTCGGTCGCGACCATCTGATCGAACACCGCGGCGTCCATCTCGTAGTTCTTGACGAGCGCCGTCTCCATGTAGGCGATCAGTGCGGCCGGGAACAGGGTGCGCGAGGTGCCGGTGGACGGTGCGGCATTGCCGAACTGTTGGCTGTTCGAGGCAGCCGAGAAGTCGACCGTGCCCGCAAGCACGTCGGCCATCATCGGCGCGCGGAGGCCGAAGTTCTTCTGCACCTTGGGATCGGGAACCAGCAGGCCAGCCGCGGCAAGCATCTGGTTGAAGGTCGTACCGAACTTGGCCTCATCGGTCTCGTACTTCGAGTTGATGTAGGCGGCCACGGACCGGTTCGCGGCGGAAGCCAGCGAGTAGATGCTCGCAGGCAGATCGACGTCCTGGATCGCGCCAGCAGCATTGAAAAACTTCGCACCCATCGTGGGCTCCTTGGTGTTTGAGAGAACGGTGACGGGGTGCGCTTAGACGCGCTCGATGAGACCAGTGGTGCCAACAGCGCCGGTGCCGACCGAACCCAGCGACACCACGCGCCATGCGTAGGGGCCGGCAGGCGGTTCGGTGGTGGCCTTGCAGACCTTCGCGTAAGCGGTCAGCGCGGTGTCCTTGGCGACGACCGTGCCGCACACGACATACGAGCCGATGGTCACGGTGCCGGTGCCGGGCGTGGCCTGCAAGCCGTCGAAGGTCACGAACTTCGGGTCGCGCTGCTGCACTGCACCGATGCCGAAGCCAGCCGACGTGGCAGACTCGACAGAAGCGATGTAGCCTTCGATGGCATCACCGGCGGCGCACAGGATGTGGGCCGACTCGGCGCCGTTCTTGACGAACTTGCCGATCTCGGTCGCACCGTAGGGCGCGCTGACCAGGCCCAGTCGGGACGTGACCGGGGCGTTTTGGGTCGCCAGGATTTCTTGACGGTAGAAGGCGCGGCTCATGTGAGTTCCTTACTTGGCGGCTTTGGCCGCTTGGATGAACAGGGGGATGACGTTGGGGCCTTGCTGGGCAGACTCTTCAGCCGAAGAGCTGGTCGCCGCGGCACCGCCGACAACGAACTTCTTGGCGAAGGTCGCACTGGTCTCGGCATGCGCGGTGATGGCCTCTTCAGCCGACATCACATCGGCACCGTCGCCCGATGCGCCGAGCGCGACGCGCATCTTCTTGACCGCGCCACGCGCGATCTCCAGCAGCTTCGGATGAGTCGCGGCCATGCCGGTCGACGCAGCTTCGAGCGTCGAGATCTTGATGGCGTTGGCAGTGATCGTCGCTTGCGCAGTCGACAGCTCGGTGCGCAGGAACTTCACCAGCTCGGACTCGGCAGTCGCGGCGGTGCCTGCAGCAGCGGCGGCAGTGGCTGCGGCGGCAGTAGCAGCAGCTGCCTCGTCGGCAGCAATCTGTTCGGGGGTCTTCGCGGCACCAGCAGCGAGCGCGGCAGCAGCGGCAACAGCAGCAGCGTCAAGCTGCTCCCCGCCGGTTGTGTCGGCCGCGGCCAGATTGGTATCGGCAGGGAGCGGTGCGCCAGATGCGATTGCAGCAATTGCTGCAGCGCTCAGAGTGGTTTTCTTCAGCATGTGGGCTCCAGTACGTTGCCGCGTATTCTGACTAGCAGGTACACGACTGTCAACGGGGTTGAATGAGTATTGCGGCAGAAAGTGCGGAATCGTATGTAGCGAGACCATCGACGATTCCCACTGCGACCGCTTTCGCGCCGGTGAATACTCGTCCTTGGCCCATTGTCGCATCGAATTGCTTGGCCGAAACACCGCGTGCATCAGAGACATGCTCCAAAAACACATCGGCAATTGCGTTCACCCGCTCTTGCAGCATCGCAATACCTGCATCGCTGTGCGGTTCGACCGGATTGATCAGCTGCTTGTAAGGGCCAGAGCGCACAACCAGGTCGGTAATGCCGGCTGCTGCACGCGCCTTGCTGTACTCGGCCGCTTTGGCGATCACGCCAACACTGCCAGCTTCGGTCGTGGTGCTGATGAAGATCTTCCCGGCCGAAGTTGCAAGCCAGTAAGCGCCTGATCCGAGGCTGTTGTCGGCGAAAACCATCGTCGGCTTGAGCGACGAGATCTGCGCAAGCATGTTGGCGCAGTCTTGGCAGCCGTCGACTGCGCCACCCGGCGAGTTCATGTGAAGCATGATGGATTTCACGTCGGGATTCATCACCGCTGCCATTGCAGCGGTGCGAATGTCGTTGTAGCCGACATACCCGAAGTACGAATAAAACCCGGCATCGCCAGGAATCAAAGCACCCTCGATACTCACGACGCCCACACCTGAATCGATGTGCAGCAGTTCCGGCAGTGGGGCCTGCTGACCGGAGCCAATCATCGCAGATACCTGCGCACTGACAGCGATCAGGGCCTCGTAAGACGCCTCGTTACCCGCCCACAGATTACCGAAACGCCACATGATCTCTCCAGTTTCGCGAAGTGTAGGTCAAAAGGTCAGACCTGAGAAGCTGGCTGCAGTTGAAACGCAGTTGGTGCGTACTCAAGCACGAGTTGCTGCGTGGGCATCAGCAGGTAAGTCGTGCGGTGACCAAAGCCAGTAAAGGTACTCCCGCCTTGAGCTGGCAGATCAACCTGAATCCGACCGGCCGAAGACGCGAGCACCACGCGCACACCGCTGAAGTTCTGGAATGCCACGTTGATCTTCGGCGTGAGCCGCGGTGCGATCGACACAGAAACGTCGATATAGCCCGACTTCTGCCAGTAACCGAGAACTGTCGCAGACCCTGCCGCATTGCCGACACCGGTCAGCGCGCTTTGGCCAACAGCCTGAGCAGTCGAGGTGCCTGCGGCAGTCGCGGGTGATGTTGCCGAGCTGCTCGGGTAGCCTTGAACATCAGAAGACCCGACTGCCGTGGCCACCATCAACGCGATAGCATCGGACACCGCAGCGGCGATAGACGACCCTGAAGCCGTGGCCACCAAAAGCGCGATGGCGTCGGAGACCGCAGTATCCGATGCAGCTGCAGCGCTCGTGGCAACGGCCTGGATGGCCATGATGCCGCCGGCACTCGCCGTGCTCGAACCTGCAGAAGAGCCAACACTCGGCGCGTTCGCTGTCGCAAGTGCGGTCGAGCTGCCTGCTGCCGCTGCGGTAGCGACTGCCAGCGGCGCGCCGACTGCCAGCGCAGTGCCTGCGCCGGTGGACTGTGCGACAGCCTGCCCTTGCTGGACACCCAGCGCATCAGCGGTGCTCGACCCGGCAGCAGCGGCTGTTGCGAGCGCGTTGGCCTGACCGACAACGACCGACGCAGCAGTCCCGACCGACGAAGCAACACCAAGCAGCGCCGGCTGGGCCTGCACAGTACTCGTGCCTGCTGCTGCGCCGGTGCCGACCGCTGGCGCCTGGCTGTCGGCAAGTGCCGTGCTCGTGCCTGTCGCCGCCCCAACGCTGATCGCAAGTGGGGCGCCGTCCGCTGCAGCCGTGCTCGCGCCAGCCGCTGCTGCCGTGGCATCAGCGATCGACTGCCCGGTGGCCGCGGCCGTGCTGACACCGCTCGAACTCGCGACACTCAGCAGAGACGGTGACGCTTGCGCAGTGCTGGTGCCGGCCGCACTCGCGTCAGCGCGCGCCAGCGCCTGACCATCACCTGTGACAGTGCTGGTCGAGGCTGCGGCCACAACTGCATCGACGGTCGACTGGCCGACAGCCGCAGCATCGCCAGCCCCGTTCGACGAAGCGACCGACGCCGCGCCTTGCTCGATCCCGAGCACCGTGCTCGTGCCGGTCGAGCTGGCAACCTGCGTCGAGAGCGACTCGCCTGCAGCAGCAACAGTGCTCGTACCGGTCGCCGCGGCGACGCCTGCAGCCGGCGCCTCACCGACACCAGATACCGTGCTCGCGCCGATCGAGCTGGCAACTGCCGCAACCAGCATCAGCCGATCAGCCTGGACTGTGCTGGTGCCTGCCGCGCTCGCGTCACCTGTGAAGAGCGACTGCCCAACCGCTGTCGCGGTGCTGGTGCCATCTGCCGCAGCGTTGCCTGTGCCGGCTTGGCTGCTGACGCCGGTAGCTGCACCGGTGCCGGTCGAGCTGGCGACCTGCGTCGAGAGCGATCGGCCATCGGCTGCAACTGTGCTGGCGCCGACTGAGGTAGCGATCGATGTCGTCTGACCATCAGCAGCCGCTGTGCTGGTGCCGGCGGCCGAGCCCACGCTAATCGCAAGTGCGTCACTCGTGGCTGCCACTGTGCTGGTGCCTGCTGCCGCGCCGACCTGCGTCGAGAGGGCTTGGCCAACCGCAAGTGGCGTGCTCGCGCCTGCGGCAGCGCCGATCGACGCTCCCGCCGTAGCGTCCGCAGTGCTAGTGCCTACAGCCGAGCCGACCTGTGTCGAGAGCGATTGCCCGGTTGCAGTCGCAGTTGCAATGCCGTCCGCGGCAGCAACAGCAGCAGTTGCTGCCTGCCCGACGCCGGTGACAGTACTGGTGCCCGGCGCCGCGCCGTCGCTGATCGCGAGCGATTGACCTACTGCAGTCGCAGTGCTGGTGCCTGCAGCCGACGCGACCTGCTCGGTCGCACCCACACCAGTGGCTGTGCTGGTGCCTGCGGCAGCGCCGTCTGCGATCGAGATCGCTTGAGACACTCCAGAGACCGTCGAGATGCCGGCCGAGGCCGCGTCCGCAAGTGCGCTGGTCTGGCCTGTGGCTGTTGCTGTGCTTGCCCCGGTCGAAGCACCAGGCTCGACCGTGGTCGACTGGCCGACTGCAGTCGGCGTGCTCGTACCAGCCGCGGCGGCGACCTGCGTCGAGAGCGATCGGCCATCGGCCGCCGCTGCGCCGGTTCCGGTTGAAGCGGCTACACCGAGAAAGGCTGCTGACCCGACACCGGTGACGGTCGAAGTGCCGGCCGCGGACTCGACACCTTCCGCATTGGCTCGACCAACGCCTGTCGCTGTGCTGGAGCCAGTCGCGGTGCCGGGCTGCAGCGTTGCAGCCTGACCGACACCAGTCGCTGTTCCTGTGCCGGTTGAGGCACCAACGCCGTCTCCGCTCGCCCCACTCGGAGCGTTCACCATGCCATCGGCAAAGCTGCCGTTGGGCACCAGGAGAGCACTGAACCACGATGCAACCGAGTTTGCGTACTCGATCAGAGTGCTGCGACGAGTCTTCTTGACCTTCGCCCCGTGGCTGCGCGATGTGCGCAGCACAGCCAGCATCGCCACGCTTGATGTTGTCGTTGCGTTGCTGTCGGTGATGGCGACTGTGATCTGCGCGCCGTTGTCTGCGATGCTCGTTGGCAGCGTGTACGTAGAGCTATCGGTGCCGACATTGACCCCATCGCGCTTCCACTGATAGCTCAGCGTACCTGCGCTCGGGTAGGCAAGTACGCTGAAGGTCGCGTCCTTCCCTGCGAATACTTGCTGACGCACCGGTTGCGTGAAGATGATCGGGCCGAGAGGCACTTCGTCAGCGCCATTGACCTGATTGGTCGCCGCGGTCAGGCTGCGACTGTTCCCGCTGGAGTCTGTAAGCAACGCTCCCGACGCGAAGCGGTAATCAGCCCACAGATTCGAGGTACGAACAGGTGCGACTGAAGCCATCTCAGCGCGAACCTCTGCGTCAGTCAAGATGGCTTCCCACACCTTGACACGAGAGATCTGCCCTAGGATGAACTCGCTGCCAGCACCTCCGATTGCGATCGAAGGGGATGTGTCTGTAGCCGGCTGACCACCTGTTTCGCGGGTAACGCGGCCATTGAAAGCCAACGTGTGCGTGGTGCCGTCATTACGATAGGTCCAGTGCTGGAAGACCCCCAACGAACGAGGCTCACTGGGGCTCCAGTTGCCAGTCGACGAAGTGCCCTCAATGAAAACACCTGTGGTAGCAGCGTCGATAAACATGCCCGATCGCTCGCTGCCGCCTGCGTCGGCATAACGAACATAAATCGGAGACGCGGCAGCACCCAACGAGTCACAGCGCATCCAACCTGTGACAGTAATCGGAAACTGATTTGGGACTGTCGCTATGCGATAGAAGAAGTCCCCAGCTACGAGAACGGCAGCACTCATGGGCTGCTACTTAGTAGTCGGACTGGCAGCTGTGGCCTGACAGCTCGAAGGCAGTCGTGGTGACTGTGGTGTTGGCTGTACCGTTCGACATCGCAAGCTCTTGCCCAAGGAATGCAGTCGTCAGTGGAATGTTCGTTGTGGTCGTGGTGTCGACCAGCACCGTGCCGGTGTTCAACTCGACCAGCCGGTAACCGATGAAGCTCCCGTTTGGTGGCGAGTAGATGTAGGCATCAAAACACTGTCCAGCAGCAAGGTTTGCGGCGAGTGTGATCGCCGCCTTGTTGGCGGTCGTGCCGTCTCGGGTAGCAAAGCTGAGAACCGAAGCGGCGTCAGTCGTGTCATGCCAGAACCCGCAGCCGTTGCCGGTCAGCGTGTCGGAGATAACCCAGCCCGAGTTCGAGTCGTTCAAGCCGACAAACAGGCGCACGGTGGCCGCCGGCCACAAGCCGATAGCAAACCGCGCGTGGAAGAACCAGCCACCAAGCCCTGCCGCGTTGCCGCGCCAGTAGCGCTTCTCCGCGGTGGCGGTGCGCAAGCCGAGCACCTGATTGGTCGTGGTGACGACGTTGGCCCAGCGCGTGCGCTTTTGCTGGTTGTAGATCGCCGGGCTGGTGCTGCTTGGTGTGGGGTGGCTGACGGTGCCGCCAGTCGTCCAGGCGAGCCCGGTGTTGAGGCCAACCGTCGTGCCGTTGTTCGGCAAGTAGAGCGAGCTGCCGTTGTGGCTCAAACTCTCTTGCAAGAACTGCTCGATACCGGACGGTGCTTGTGTCTTGAGCGCCATGCAGCCAGCAACTTTGCGAGCAAAGACATTCAGAGTGTCGGTATCCGATGCTGCCAGATTGGCAGCACCAACAGCGCCGAGCACCAAACCGAGAAGCTGACCAGTCTGCTTTGGGTTGCCGTCCGTACCGTACACGGTCCACACACCGCCCTGATCGAACACCACAGCCTCTTGCGCGAGCAAGGTGCCGCGCCACAGCCGCGTTGTGTCGGTGCCGTCCGTGAGCTGGATCGTGATGGCATTCGATGTCGTGGCGTGGTTGTTCGCTGCGTACATTGCGCCGACATTGCGTTCGGTACTCGCTGCTGGTACTGGCACAAGATCGTTCGTGCCACTCCCGCTGATGTTCGCCGGCACATCGGTCGGCACTGAGGCGTAGGAATATGACGCCGGCCCAGTCCCGGTCTTGTCGATACCCGACCAGCCGATCTCGATGTCACCGGCAGAGCCGGTGGTGATCGTGACCTTCATCGTGGCGGAATTGAGCAGCAGCATGTTTACTCCAGATACGCGAAAGCACAGGCTGGAGGACCAGCCTCAGCCTGTGCCGCCACCAGGCCCTAGACTTAGTCTTCGGTGATGGTCGAGCTGGTCGCGAGCTGCGGCGTCACACCGGTGCTCACGCTGATGTTCGGCGTCACGGTGCCGCTGTAGAAGATCTTCGAGCCTCCGCTGGTCGCCGCACCCACCGAGAAGTGGGTGATGGTGTTGGTGCCGGCCGTGCAAGCCGGGAACGAGATCGTCGCCACCGGCGAGACCGAGTTGGCAGCCACCGTCCAGCCACCCGCGGTGCGGGCGACAGAGACACGGGCATAGCTCGTGTAGGTCGCTTCGGACGTGGTCTGCGTGCCAGCTTCGCCGGGGTCGGCGGTATGCAGCGCGACGAACAGGTTGGTCAGCGGAGAGCTGGCGGCATTGTCCGCGACGTTCGCGATCGCTGTCGCATTGAACAGCAAAAGCAGGAGGTCGTTTTCGTAGGTATTTGACTTGGACATGCGATTCTCCGTTTACAGGGTGTTGTCGGCCACAAGCATCAGCTCTGCCGTTTTGGTGGAAAAGATGTGGCCGCCTTGGGTGAATTGTATGTCCCAGCGCAGTGAGCCGAGAGGCCAATTTTGAGTACTTCCGGACTCCAGCGTGAATACTCCCGTGCCGACACCGGGTGCCGCAGTCAGAGTACCAACCAGCTTACCAGCCGGAGTACGCACCTGACTCGCGATCGTGATGCCGTCAAGCGTGTAGTCGTAGGCAACTCCTGCCGAATTCAGGTACGTGCAAGTCGGGTTGAAGGTGTCGCCGCGCTTGTGCTCGACGATCTGCATCGGCGTGGTCATTTGCCGTTGCCTCCGCGCTTGCCCTTCGGCGCATCGCTCGTGATCGCCTGGTTCAAGCCGCCGGTGGTCGAGCTTTCCGAGCCGGCCGGCACTGAAGCATCGGCTTTGTAGAACATCGTGCCCGACAGCGGCTTGAACCCTGCCGGCGGCAAGTTGCCGGTCAGCTCCAGGCAAGCCTCTTCGTCACCCATCATGCCCACCGACAGCAGCTCCAGAATCCGAGCCTGCCGCTGCGCTTCGAACGCCTCGACCTCGATGGTCGGGCGCAGGTTGATCGGGCGGTAGGTGAACTCGACACACACGTCCATGCCGAACAGGCGCACAGCCAGCGTGAACGCCTTGCTGTACATCTCGTTGAGCTTGCGGCGGATCTGGCCGTCTGCCGTCTTCATCGACAGCAGCGTCTCGCTGCTCGCGACGTTCTGGCTGCCACTGCCATGACCCAGCACGCTCGGCAGAACCTTCGCACCGGTCGACAGCTTGGCGTTGATCAGATCCTGCACACCCTGGAACGTCTGCTCGACCGGGCCTGTGCCACCCTCGATGTAGCTGACCTTCAGGAAGCTGTAGTGCACCAGCGCATCTTCCGGCGCCAGCCCGTTGACCACGTCGGACACTGCCCGAGTGACTGTGTTGCGGTAGTCGGTCAGCTTCACCGGGTCGTTCAAGATCTCGGGCGGGATCGACTGGCGCATCAGCTCATCGTCGATCTCCACGTCCAGCCGCGGGAACGCCGCGCGCTTGATCACCCGGCGCATGTCGTTCGTGAACTCGCTGTCGGCCAGCACCGGCTGAATCGCTGCTTCGAGCGGCGACGTGGCGTAGGCGGTCAGCAAGTCCTGATCGAGCGAGAGGTAGAAGAACGTCGGCTGGTCCATGTCGATGTCGACACCAGCGATCCGCTGCACCGGCCGCACACCCTTGTCTTCAGGGAAGAAAAAGATCTGGCTGCTGCTCAGCGGCACGAACTGCGCCGGCAGGCGCGACGAGTCGAGCACCAGCTCCATCGCCATGGCGCCGTAGGTCATCATGTCCTTGGCCAGCGCCTCCGACGTGGCCAGCAAGCTGTTCGTGACGTTGAAGCCCTGCGTGTAGTCCGGCACCAGGTCCATGCGCATGAGCAGCTGGTAGGCCAGCCGCGTCGCGTCGGCGTTGAAGCTGCCGTCCGGATTCCACGCCTTCAGGATGTAGCTCTCGGTGATGCCCAGCCGCAAGTTGGCCGAGACCGCCGCCGACAGGTCGGGGCTTGCCACCACCAAGTCGCGCAGCGTCGCGCCCGTCGTCGCGCTGCGCCGGTAGCTGAGGATGTCCGTGTTGGCCAGCTGCCGGTCGGCCTTGACCAGCACGGCCTCGCCCGGCTTGACCTGCGGCGAGAACGGCGGCACCGACTGCTGCTTGGGCTTGACCTTCGGCGGCGCCTGCACCGGCAGCGCCGTGCTCGCCGCTTCCGTCACCACCCCGTCCCATGCCGTTGGCTTGGGCGCCAGAAAGGAGGTGAGTTTGTCGAGCAGGTTCATGGGCAGGGAGTATTGCAGAAGCCGATGGGAAAGGCTATAGCGGGAGAAGACTGCTTCACGTGGAACATCACATGGTTTTGACCCTGAAGCTCGAAATCAGCGTCTGAATCGGCGCACTGCCCGTCGTCAGCGCCCGCAGCTTGCACGCGGTGTAGAGATACATCATCGCATGCATGAAGTGGTCGTCCCCCTGCTCCGACTTAATCCACTTGTACACCAGCTCACCATTCGAGTCCGATACTGTCTGCCGCTTCATGTCCAACAGGTGCGCAATGAAGATGTCCTTCTCCGGTCGGTCGAAAAACACCACCTCGCGCCGAATAATCGACTGCACCATGTCGTCGAATGCCACATTCCGGTTGATTTGCACCTGCCGGATGTTCAACTTGCCCTTCTCAGGGTCTTTTCGCTGGTCCTTCACCGCATAGGTGACGATATTCTTCATGTCGAGATAGATCGCACCGAACAAATTCGGGTCGCTAATTTGCAGCCGCATTACCATGTCGGTATACGGCAAGGCATCCATCACCGTCACAAGCACTCGATACTCGATCGCAAGCTCGCGTTTGCGCCGCTCGAAATCGGCCAAAGTCACCCGCTCGTAGTGCAAAACCACCAACTCGCCGGTCGATTGGGCATTCCCGACAACGATATGGCACAAAGCGCCCATGTCGATGCCCATGAAATTGGCACTACTCGTTGGTGGGCTGCCTGGCACGAACAAACTACGCAGGAATGAGTCGGTCAGGCTTACTGTCGCGTCCTCATACGGCTGCCCGAGATTGAAATTGACGAAGTCGGCAATGCGCTCGTACTTTGTCGACTTCTCCACCAGGAACGGAGTCGAGATGATGTTAGGCGCGTCGAATGGGGACACCGCATACCCTGCCGCGGTGTAGTTCTCATTCTGATTTTCGAGCACCCAGTTGCGGTTCTCGTGCTGCAAGCTCGGAATTCCAGCGCAGTGCGGGCAGTGCAGCGCCGCATGCCGCCAGTCGTAGTGGTGCAGATTGCGGTTGGTGATCAGTTTCAGGTCGTCGTCGTACCCCGGCACCCTCACATGCAGGTAATAGTCGGGCAAAAACCAGTGATTGCAGCGATGGCACTTCACCATATTGAAATGGCGGCGCGATCGATCGAATCGGGCTGAGATCCCGCGCCCTGGCAGCGTCGGAGTCGAGAACTCGCGCCGCATCTTGTACTTGCTGTGCGTGAGTCGTGACTCGTAGGTCGTCAGCACCTTCAAATTGCTGAAATCGACCTCATCGTGCACAACCATGTCCGCAGGCACTGAAATGGCCTGCTGTTGGCCAAAAGTACCCGACAAATGGAGAAAACTGAGGCCAAACTGCTTCACGATGGCCGAATCCACGCTCGAAGAGAGCGCATATGTCAGGTCAGCACTGCCTGTCACGATCGGATCGAGGCGTGTTTGCACCACTTTTGCCATGTCAGTGGCACTCGGCATGGTGTAAATCGCGGTAAAGCCGTCGATGATTCGCAGTATCGCGAGCACCTCGCGGAAGCTCAACTCGGTCAAACCGACCTGTGAGCACTTGCGAATGATCTTCTCAGGGCTCTGATCACGCAGAATCTGCAGCTGAAACTCGTGATTCTTGTAGCTGTAGGGCTTGCCACCCAGCTTTGTGTGCTTGCAGATCCACTCCGGCACAGTACCGAGGCCATACTCTTTCTGCACAGCCGCGCGAATGCGCTCGAAGTGACCCTCAAACATCCGTCAATTCCTTATAGCGGGCCAAAAAGGTGTTCTGCTGCTCCACCGGCAAGTCGCTCAGCATCTCAATGAGTGCGGTTTCAAGTTTCTTCAGCCGCTCGCTGTCATACAGGCGAATCTGCAAGGCAGCGAGAGACTTCAGCAAGCCGCCGAGGCTATTGACCACCTGTGCCTGCTGATTCAGCGGTGCCTTGCTGTCAAATTGGATCGCGCGACGGTGTAAGCGTTTGGTGCTGCGGTATAGCTGCACGGTCTCGGCCAGCATATCGATCGAGATGAGGGTTTCCTTGCCAGGGTCTGCATCGACCATATCGGCTTCATCCTCCATCTCTGCGAGTTTGTCCTCCAGATCTTCGACCTGCTTTTGCGTGGTCGGAGAAAAGGGCACCCGCGGAATCAGCGGCGACTTGTCAGGTGAGGTAAGGGACATATGCGTGGATGATGGTTGCGCGAACGAGGCCGTGATAGAGGTAGATCTCGGCGATGACCTTGTGCTTATCGGGACCGGATGGGCCTGATACCAGGAAGTCGTAATCCTCCAGCTGCAGGGCAGTATAGAAGTAAGGTCTGCCGGGCAGTACTGGCGTGCTCACTTCGTCGATTTGCATAGATACCTGTACATGGTTCGTTCGGAGCACTTGGCTTCGGCCGCGGCCTTGGTTATCGACTTGCTGCCGGCGAGTACCTGCTTGGCCAGTCGGGCGCGGAACGCTTTCCGGCTCTCGGCGAAGGTCGAGTTCGCGCGCCGCTGCGCGGCCACGGGGCCGGGCGGCAGCGGTGGCGTGATGCGCATGAGGTAGGTGGCGCTGACGCCTAGATGGGCCGCGAGCGCGGTCTTGGTGATGCGGCGGGCCTGCAGGGCGGCCAGGTCTTTACGCGAGATCTCCATGCGACGGATTGTGGCACGTAGGGTGACAAAAATACGGGGTGTGTAGGAAAGTTTGGAAAAATATTTCATATGGCGGGAGGGGTTGGGTAGGGCCAGGCCTCCGACTCCCCCAAGAAAGCCTACCCGTCCGCGCCCCTGTCAGGGAAACAGGACAAGGCCTGTCACTCCGACCCGAACGCCGGCCCGGTCTTGTCCTTGCCCCGGCCACCAGGACAGCGTGCATGTAACAAACAGTGTCAACATGTACGCAAAGTGACGTTCCTTGTCATGGAGCTGACGTTTTGCGTCTTGGCATGGCCCCCAATGTGACGTAAATGGTCAGAATAGCGTTGTTTTAATGCCTAAACAGGGCTGGCACAGCGTATGCGATAGGGTCTGTGCCGGTGGCGTTGTCATTGGCCCAACAAATAGGAGTAACGCGATGCGATTCGACTACGCTGAACACACGGCCTTAGTGGCATACGCTGAACACAATGCGCCACGCATCGGCGCCACGTTCACACAACCCGCACCTCTGCGCCAGCGCACCCCATATACCCTGCGCTACCCTGAACCGCGCCCCCTCTCGTGGCTCGGTCGCCTCATGTTCGCACTCATGGGGTGAGTGCCATGCGGTATAGGCATGAGCCTATACCGCAGTGCACACGCCCTGCCATGCCTCACCTAGCGCATGCAACCCCCTCTACTGGAGTCCGTACCATGTCCGCACAATTGAAGCCCATTCCCGCCATTCTCGCGTTCGCTGGCGCCCGTGAGGTGCAATACGAACAGGCGTTCGCAGCACTCACGCAAACACTGGTCTACATCCTGAAGGATGGCAACAAGCGCAACCTGAACGACACAATCGAGGTGCTCACCTCACTGGCCAGCATCGAAGGCCAATTGGAAGGAAGCAAGCCCCAGCGCAAGCTCGCCGCCGCGCAAGCTGCCCGCGTGCTCACTGTCATGCAGGGCGCCTATACAGCCGCAGTAGCGCAGCATGCAGCGCAGCCGATGGCAAAGCCCGATGCAGAGGTGCGCGCGGCTGAACTCTCACTTATCGCATCAGAAGCCTTCGACTCCGAATGCACCCGGGCCGGGCTTGCCGCTGACAAGGCCAGCGAAGAGCGCAAGGAAAAGGCCGCCGCTACCAAGGCCGCCAAGGAAAAGGCCGCCAAGGCTGCAGAGAAGGCCGCCAAGGCCGCCGCGCAGCCGATCCCCCTCACACTGGCTGACGCGTTCGCGTTCATCCGCGCCGCGCTCGCATCGGGCAACATCGACGCAGGCCTGCAGCTGGATGCACTCGTTTCGGAGTTCTATGCGGATGTCACCCCGCAGGCCGATGTCATCGACGTGCAAGCCCGCGAAGTGTCGCAGAGCGCGGCACTCGCGCTAACGCACTAAACCCCGCTGCACCCTACGCCAGTAGGGTGCAGAGCACTAGCTCCGAGCTAGTGCTCTGCACCTTAAAAGCCCGGCCTAACGGCCGCGCCATAGCAGACTAGGCAGTGAGGTAACCCGCTAGAGGTTTGTCCCTCTAATCGGCGCACCTAACCCCCTAGACGCTCTCTAACAATGTGCTGTAGACCTAACGCTAGTCTTACTAGCGGGCGCGTTCGTCTCGTTTCATCTTTGCCTATCCGCTTAGATGCTTGACTAACAACCCTGCAAACAGGACTAGGACAGAATCTCTACAGCCACCGATTAGCTGACTACTTCAAACCTAGTCACGCAAGTACGCTGCATTAGACGTGTGAACGATCGATGCAGGTGCGACTAGAAAGCACTCACCCGAAACCACGTCGCCCGGACCGTATAGGCGCACGCTGCATCTAGTGAGTGAACATCCCGGCCAATGAAAGACCCTGCGGACCTGAGCGCCGCAACAGGACAAAGACTCTGCCTGAGTGATACACACGACAGAACCACCTTATCCAGCTGAGACACGCTCTCAAGGCTATGAATCGTCGCGGATGTCTATACGCACCAAGAGCACCGAGACTCGTTTGTCTGGTACTTCTCGCGTGAGTGCTATCTAGTAGGAATGCCGAGACAAGGACTCCGAAAACACTGGTCCTTGCCCCCTAACAGCCGCGCACCGCTGGAACGAAAGTTAACCAGGCGCGCCGCTGCATTCCCGAATGCGCGAGCATTCGCAAGCCCTGCGGTTTGCGCATGCTCATGCGTTATGTCAACTGACAACTTTTCCGATTCCACACGACCGCCATAGGCGCGGCGTCGCTGTGAACCCAACTACATAACGGTTTGATCGATGCGCACGCCGCACGTTATGTCAACTCGCGCCCCTCGAAATTTTGGAGCCCTCACCATGTACACGATCGTTTTCTGGACCTTCGACGGGTTCGAGCGCCGTCTGCCCGCAACGAGCCTCGCGCCCATGGACTACCTGAGCCGGCACGGCTACCGGCCGCAAGCCTGGCGCGACGGCTTGCGCGTGGCCTAACACCCATGCGCCCCCGCCACTTCTGCACTGCGATCCTCGCAGCCGCAAGCCTGTTCTATCCGGCCCTGACACCCATGCCATTCGAGCAAGCTGCGACCCTCGCAAGCCTGTTGATAACCGTCATCACCCTGTCCGTGCTCGCTTCATAACAATAACAACCCAGTACTACCCGTAATACCCGAAGGTGATTTAAAAACGGCGCCCTCTTTTGAAACTACGAAAAAGTGATTTTCCAGATCACTTTTTCCTCGTCCAAAAAGAGGATGATGTCCAAAAGTGACGAAGGATATACGTTACACGTAACGAACGCCTGCCTAGCCCTTATTTCGACCGCTTCCGTCGTCCGCGCCCTCTCGAAAGGCCGTTGATATCCTAAGGGTATTACCTGCAATACCTTTCGGATATCACCTGAGCAAAACAGAAACGCGATTTTGCCTCTGAAGTGCCCACTAACCAATTTCTGCCTGTGGATAACCGTTTCACCCAACCGCGCCCAGTGCGCACACTTGAAGGAGCCCCTGCCATGCGCCAGACCCGTGCCCAACTCATCGCCGCCGGCATCGTGAAGCCGACCAACCAGGCCCCCGCCAAGGCCGCCACCGTGGCCAAGGAAGCCGCCACCCGCGGCGTCTCCATCAGCGAGGTGCGCCGCGAGCGCAACGCCGCGGCCTTGCCCTCGCACCAGCGCGACTTGCGAGCCGTCATCGCCCTGGCGCAGATCAGCGCGGCGATCCGCGCCCGCTCGACCCGCTGATGGCCGGCCTGTGGCTGGTCACCATCACCGACCCGCTGCAGCCTCGGCAGCGCAAACCGGCAGTCACGCGATTCGTCGTGCTTGCCACATCCGAAGCCGCAGTGATCCCTACACTGCGCCTGCACCGTGAGGCGTACCTCACGCCTCACGGCCAGATCGATGTCGAGCCGTGGGACGTGCCTGTGGTGCGTCTCGGCTGCTGACCCTCAACACTTCAAAGGAGAACGACATGGCACACGCCATCAACCTGCAGCCTATCTCGACGCCGCGCGGCCGCCGCTACGTGGTGCGCACC